TTGTTGAATGGGTCGGAGTTGATTTGTTCGGAGGAAGGGATTCTGAGTCACCGCTTGGAGCCAGACTTTATAGCGATTACGACAGACCCGAACGCTGAGTATATGGATTTGCTTGCTTTAATAGACTCACTCCAGCAGCAGGCCGAAGAAAACGGAATGGCTACCGCTCTACTGGAAGCTGACCTATTGGCTACCAAAAATGAGTTGGCAGAGAGGGACCGGACAATAGCCCGTCTCACAGAGGAAATGAAAGTGTTGGAGAAATTCCCACGCGAAACCGGAGGAACAGGAGATCATGTCCTAGATTTTGATTATCTCCATATGATCAAGCTGGAAATAGGCTATGAAGATAGAGATTTTTCAACACTTGGCACCGATGACATAGAAGATGTTTTGTTGGCAGTTGAGAGAGTGCGTGAAGAACAGAGAGCGAAGGCATTAGGTAGGGAGTAACCACCAATACAATACGCTCACCCAGGAGCGTTGGAAGGATGATAGATATGGGTCAACCTATTAACTTTTTTACGACAAGCAACATGGCCTTAGAAATAAAGAAAATGAGCTGTGTAAATTGTGAAAATGAATATTATGAATTGGAAGGTCATGAAATATTTGATTGTCCCGTTTGCGGCTGTGATTTCTGCGATGAAAGACCAACCAAAGAATCGTGCGATAGTGAAAGTTACACACTTATCGTGGATAGCAAGACAGGGATGCCGAGCATAGTCAAAAACAAAGCTTGAGGATTAAACCAATACAGGGTGTAGGTAACACCTACACCCTGCCGTAAGGGTTCTCTGGCTTAACGGTGAATGTGTGGATAGGCAGTCCGTCACTATCAAATCTTGTGCCGTAGTAGTTGTAACGCACGATCTGATGAAAAAGTATTTCAAAAGATATGGTGGAGCGATTATTGCTACCATTAAACTTAATTGCTTCGGCCAAAGTATTTGTGCTGTCCGCATGATAAACATCGACGAATGACATTGCGGAAAAGTGGATTTTAAGAACGAAATCTCCATCGGGTATACGTAGTACGCGTTTAGTTGGATCAGATATGTACAAACGATAACTGGTAGATTTAGTTTGCGATAGAAAAAATCTGTCATCATTCGCATTCAGCATGAGTATTTCCAATTCGATCAACTCCTTTTACTACCAAAGAATAATGACCTCTTCCCTGAACCCATTATATATGCTCTCTATCTATAAAGAAATGTCGTGGAATTACCATGTGAGGTTAAAAAACTTTTCAGGGTGTAGATAACACCTGCACCCACTAAGGGAGGATATAGATGGACTATAAGAAGCTGACTGATGATCTACGAGCCGCACATAACGCCGCCTTGGTGGCTACTGATCGGATAGAGGACAATGGCACGGCTAATATGGATAAAGTGTTTCTTACACTGTCAAGAGCGCGAGAAACGAAGGTTTTAGAAGCAATCAAGGAAGCAGGTCTATACTGCCGTGGTAAACGCCGCTGGATTGGAGAGGGTTATATGCTATCGGTTAGTAAAGGACAAGCAAATCAGCGCGACAAAGCTGTTACTGTGTTTGTAGATGTGATGGTAAGCCGTGGTTACGATGCAATAGCATATCGACAAATGGATTGATCATATCGTGCAGATGAACGGAATGATACCAGTATAAGAAAGGATAAGAGATATGGGAATTTATGAAATTCTAACACTCGTTGGGGCACCTTAAGCTGTTTTAGAAGCATAACTGACCGATTGACAGGCGAATTGTGCGAGGGGTAGAACCCGTGCACAGACATTAAAACTGATTGGTGTTATTTGATTTTTTTTAGACGCTAGAGGGCACTAGCGCCTTTTTTTACAATAAAGAAATGAGAAAACAATATGCTGGCATCCTATATTTACATGAATTAAATCAAAAAAAACAAACTAATGGATTAATTTTTTGCAATCAAATAAAGAAAGATATCTCTTTCGATAGCAGAATTTACTACAGATATAGTCCATCTATTTATATCTCTGGGGTAGCTTTCTAAAGCGTATAACGATTCATAACCTCTAGGCGCCCACCCAGCACTTATTACTTTTAACCCTCGGGCACTTAAAAAATAGGTTACTGTTTCATTAACACCGATTCTCTGATTCCAACTAAATGAATGGAAGCCATTGCCCAGATCGTGTGAAGATGCTAACATGCTTTCATCCAAATTCACTCTTCTTGGTGGTTGCCTTAAATTTTGTTGAATATTGCCATACACGTATTGAGGTTGATAAAGGTTTTGATACATTTCTCCAACTCCCTTGTATGTTGTTCATTGCATTCTATTCAAGGGAGCCCATTTAGTGTTTGGCCCATATAAATATTAATGTCTGTAGTACATCTGTGACGCGTCCACATGGTGTCTGTGGTTTGGGGTACATCATTGAAAGGGGAAAGGAAGCTAAGTAACTTGTATTGATGTTGTAAGAGTAGTGGAAATCAATTATCTGTTTTTTTATTTGAAAGGAATGTATGAATATGAAAAATATCCAATCTGTAATCTTAAGTACTCAGACCAATGAAGATTTAGCTGATACACGAAAAATAATTCAAGTTAACTTCTTTGACGATATCGAACAGGATGATATTAGAAAAACTAAGTGGCTGCTCGGGAAATACGTTGATATGATCGATGTAATCAAAAACTATGAATTCGCTCTACAGCAGATTGAAAACGGTATGTCCGCATATGAGATTCTTTCAGCCGAAGGTGCTATTGCAAAGCGCGAGACTGGTCAGGAGTTAACGGCAGATGTAACGGCGAACGCTGTGATCCTAAAGGACAAACGACATATGAATTACAAATTCTATCAATTTATCACAAACAATGTCCGCTTCGCCGTAAACAACATGAGGGACCCACATGAGGGACTTGCTGCCAAGCTGCTGTTCATAGATGGTAAAAAATATCTCAAGGCCCAGCAGTATATGGAGAAGGGATACAGAAAAGATGTGCCCGGTATCTCAGCTACGACATTTGCAGATAAACGCCGACGAGCGATTACCAATATAGCAAACAGTCTGAAAATAAACCGCACTTTGGATCTTGTGGTTATCGACTATGGTCGAGGTCGTAACAAGGAAGGTGAAATCGGACTCAGGATGTCAGAAGTAAATTAGACCGTAAGGGCTTAAGCCTTTGCGGTCTTTATTTGTTATGTAGGGGAGGACAAATCCGTAGTAGGCGCGTAGTAGAAAGGATTTACACTTTATTCAGGAACAAATTAAATCCATTCTAGGAGGCAATAAACATGGCACATAGTTACGCTTACTTGGACAACACAAAAATTCTCCATCTTCATCCATCGGAAAGTGAAGCAGCCAAGCATGGCAAGTATGTGGGGACAAATCTGGATTACGACGAAAGTGGATTTCCGATCATCGGCGGCGAAGGGGTAGTCTACTATGTAGACAAAGACACAGCTTATGTAAACGGAAATGAACATGATGGTAAACAAATCGCTGTACCAAGTGGACTTAAAGCACTAGCTGGTCAACTTCTGTAATCATTAAGATTTAAATGTGGTGGCGGAATAGCCGCAAGGCCGCGATACACGCCTCGCCCACATCGAAGCTAACTACAACTAATTCGAGACAGCCGTAAAGAGGGTAATAAGACCCCATCAATAAGGGCGGCAGATTGTTCCGCACGTAATGCGGACTATAGCGATTGACGGTAATCGCTGTGAAATAATTCCCGTTGGGAACCATACCGCATGTATAAGGGGGCGGCAGTGGCAAGCGCATGACGGAGGGTTAGGGCGCATTCAAAACTAAATCGGAGACAGGACTCAGAGGGTAATATAAACCCGCAGCAAGAAGGATGTCCACTAAAGGCCTATTCCAGACATGGCGGATTAGCGGTAACCGCATTTTATAAATTACTGATCACTACAGTAGAGCAGCGTGAAATCGTTGCTCTTTTATTTGTTCGGGAAGCTTTTCCTCAACCTTATCAATCTATAATAACGAGGCAGATGGGAATCTATGTCCTTCTTTTTGCTATGTCAAATCAGGACAATTCTCTAAATTTGTATGATTAGATGAAATGAATCAATGCAACAAAAATCCCCATCTTTTGGTTATAATGATATATATAATTATTCATTTGGAAGTGGAGGTATGGAACTGGAATAAAAGGATGATATATCAGTTAGCGTATATCGTGTCGGAGAAGAATTTATATGAAAGGGGTTTTCGTTAATGAAATTATATGGGGATACAAGCAACGGGTACGAAGGTGAAGATGGGCTTAGAGCGCTGTTAAAACGAGTTTTGGAAGTCTACAAAGTAACTCCAAATACCCTAAGTAAAATTTCTGGAATTGAAGAAGACGTGATTTTGGGATATTTAAATGGCAGAAATGATTTTTCTGAATTAGGTAATTCGCATTCTAAACTGAATTTCGATAGTTTGATTTTTATGCTCGCCAATGGAATCCAAATGATAGACGAAACTGAGCGAGTAAAGGGCGTTATTGATATTTTGAATCAGCATTGGGGTATTTCAAATGAAACCATAGCGCTGTATGCCAAGTTGGATACGAATGATGTACAGCAATTTATGAAAGACCCAGAGTCAATCTCAATAGATAAAAAATATAGTTTATCTGTTACAAGTCTTTTCTTACACTACTTGTTTAAACCAACTCTATAATAAAAAAGAAGCTTACAGTCAATGACTATAAGCTTCTTTTTATAATTCAATTCTAATATTACCAATTATGTGTCCAAGTAATTCCGTTTGGGTTTGTGCGAATATAAGGGATTCCAAGTAAAGTGCCTGTACCGTCCAAAGAAGCGCGGTACATATGATTCTTATAACCAGAATAAGCAACTTGACCTGCTAATCCAGATACAATTGCATTCCCATTACTCAAACCAGAAGTCAAATCTGTGATACTCATTATTCCAGTGAAATTATCTATTGGAACCGACGGAGTTATTCTGTAAAAAACATAATTGGCCCCAGCAGTTAAGGAAAGGATTCCCCCAGTGCCAGGGAAATCAACATTGGGATGAACCGTTCCTTCTTTGGGGATTAATGTAAGAGGTATTTCAACAGTTTCTCCTTTAGCCAATTCGATGTCGGAATCACCGACACTGATGGAGTATTTTGCATCTTGCTGGTTAGTAGGTGTTGCTTCTTCTGCAAATGCTGTGATGGACACGGATAACAAAAGGGCAAATGTGAGCAAAATAGAAACCAACTTTTTCATTCTTAAAAATCTCCTCTCACTTTTTTGATAGCCGGATAGTTTCCAGCTACCATTAAGAGGATTATACAACTATCAAAATTAAAAAACTCGGGAAATATGTAAAGAAATGTCGATATAAAAAATATTTTACGTGATTTCAATGATGCGATAAAAGTTAGATTTAGCACCTAGCAACCTTAATAGGTGCTTTTTTATTTGTTCAGGAAACTTTTCCTTAGCTTCAGATACATTATCAAAAGGGGTGAATAATAAGATATGGGACGAAAGAGAGATCCAAAACGGGACGAAGCATTTGATTTATACAAAACCAGTTCCGGCAACATACGTCTCACAGAAATAGCCTCTCAACTTAGTGTATCTGAAGGTACGGTAAGAGGATGGAAGGCAAAAGATAAGTGGGAGAGTTTACTTGCTGAAGAAGTGGAACGTACGGAACGTCCCAATGAGAATGGAGCGCTTCATAAAAGAGAAGCTCCAAATGAAGATGAAGATCCAACATCATATCCTGACGATCTTTTTCTAAAAGCTGTCCAAATTGTAGCCGAGGCCAAACAAGCCTCGGTTTCTTTATTACAGCGAAGAATGAGGATAGGTTATAGCAGAGCGGCCCGACTGATTGATGAAATGGAGCGGCGTAAATTCGTCGGTACATATCAAGGTGATAAGCCAAGAGAGGTATATGCTACCCCGCTTACAGTTGATGCGCTCTTTAAAGAGCTAAAAGTTGCTGCTCCAGAAATACGGAACGCTCCGAAAAAGGTATTGGAACGCTCCGAAAATATGGAACGTTCCAAAAAAGTACAGAGCGTTCCAGTGGTTGTTGAAGAACCTGAACCTGAAATTCCTGATGAAGATGGATTAACGCCTAAGCAAAGGATATTCACTTATGAATACCTTCGAGACTTCAACGCTACCAGGTCAGCTATTGCGGCTGGGTACAGCAAGAAAACTGCCTATCAGATTGGTTTCGCTCTATTGAAGAAAGTTGAAATTCAAAACATAATTCGGCAGCACAAGGAAACTATGATCGATGAGGTAGGTTTGAATGCTCAGCGAGTTCTAATGGAATATATGAAGATCGCGTTTGCAGACATAACGGACTACGTGGAATTCGGTCAGAAGGAAGAGGATATTCTTGGCTTGGAAGGAGACCCCGTGGTTGATCCTGATACTGGAGAAACGAAGAAGTACAGATACAATTATGTCTCTTTTAAAAACAGTGATGAGATTGATGGAACTCTGGTTTCAGAAGTCAAGCAGGGTAAGGATGGAGTGAGTGTAAAGCTACACGACAAAACCAAGGCATTGGACGTGCTAACTAAATACATGGATCTGCTTCCAGACAAACATAAACGGATGGTTGAAGACGAGAAACTTAAGATGCAACGTGAGAAACTTGAGCTTGAAAGGGCAAAGATCACTGGAGAAGGCAATACAGAAGACGATCTAATTGATGACTGGGTAGAGGCGGTGGTAGGTGATGAAGCAGAAGGACTCGCCAGAGACGAAACGGAGGCTTCAAGCATTCAAGATACGGATTCCTGAGTACCGTAAGAATCCTATATTGTTCTGTCAAGAAATGCTTAAGTTCTATCCTGATGATTGGCAGGCAAGCACTCTAATGGATTTAGCTAATAATCCGCGCGTTTCAGTACGTTCAGGTCAAGGCGTAGGAAAAACTGGGCTGGAAGCTGCAACAGCCCTTTGGTTTCTGTCCTGCTTCCCTTATCCAAAGGTAATTTGTACAGCTCCTACAAGGCAGCAGCTACATGACGTGTTATGGGCTGAGATTAATAAATGGCAATCTAAAAGTCCGGTGCTGAAACGAATCCTTAAGTGGACAAAGACCAAAATATACATGAAGAATTATGAGGAACGCTGGTTCGCTACAGCTCGGACAGCAACCAAGCCTGAAAATATGCAGGGCTTCCATGAGGACTACATGCTATTTATTGTGGATGAGGCATCGGGTGTTGCTGATCCAATCATGGAGGCTATTTTAGGTACGTTGTCTGGTGAGTTCAATAAAATATTGATGTGCGGTAACCCAACAAAAACGTCGGGAGTTTTTTATGATTCGCACAATAAGGATAGAGCGGATTATAAAACACGCAAGGTGTCATGCTTAGACAGCCCAAGAACCAGCAAGGATAATATCGCTATGCTCAAGCGGAAGTATGGCGAAGGCAGTGATGTATGGAGAGTCCGGGTTGAAGGTGAATTCCCCCGTGGAGAATCGGATACATTTATTTCGTTGGAAGTGGCTGAATTTGCAGCTAAAGAAGTGAAGCTGGAACCGAGCGGAGATATGCTAACCATAGGCGTTGACGTTGCACGATTTGGTGATGATGAGACCTCAATGTTTGCTGGTATAGGCCCAAGAGTTGTAGGAGAACACCATCATTTCAAGAAAGACACAATGGTAACTGCCGGATGGGTGATTAACCTGGCTAAAGAGTTGCACGTTGCTCATCCCGGTTTGAACAGAATCAGAATTAGGGTGGATGATAGCGGTGTAGGTGGAGGCGTAACAGATCGGCTTAATGAAATCGTAGCTGAAGAAGGGCTACCATATGAAATCATACCAATTAACAACGGCTCCTCTTCATTAGATGAGCACTATGGAAACCTAGTTACTGAAATGTGGGCATCTATTAAGGATCAATTGGAACAGAATATGAGTAATTTCATAAATGGAGATGTGAGCGTTCTACAATTGCCTAATGATGATGTTCTTATAACCCAACTTACAGCACGTAAATGGAACATGACCAGCAAGGGTAAAATGCTGCTTGAAAGTAAGAAGGATATGAAAAAGCGTGGGCTCAAGTCACCAGATAGAGCTGACGCTTTTGTTTTGACATTTGGGGAATATTTGATGGAACCAGATACACATATTATGATTCCTTCAATAGGTAGTGTGTTAGTAAAAAGAAAATAAGAGGTTAAGCAATACTGTTCAGTGAAAATAAAGTATTGGACTGACTGTGCTGATCCAACGCCCATCATAATGGTATGAACCATCAGGTTCTTAAAAATAAGTTTTAGACTGGCTTGAATATTAAATAGACACAGAGGCAGCCTGGGACTGAAAAATAAGTCCTAGGCTGCCTCTAATTGATAGAACTAACGTTATTCGTTTAGTGTAATGGCAATTCAAACTATCTAACGCCATAAAGGTTAGGATAATCTTCTATCTTATTTTTCATATCCGGTATATTTCTTCACAAAGTTAAAGAAGAACAATTTCATAACAGTATAGTTACGGAATCTTTATCATTAGTAACGCTTAATGCGTAATGGGCATTTTTTCTTTTGCCAATGGGTGGGATTTACTCCAGGTCAATACCAGCAGACAGACTGCTTTCTTAGAGGAAAGAAGGGGCGGAATAAACAGCTCCATCAGCGTCCCCTTCTGGGTCCGGGACACATAACTGCGGCTGATGCCCAGCTTCTAGGTGATTATAATTACCTTTTATTGGAAATAGAATATTTTCACCTCTTCAAGGGATAACTAGAACTGCTTCTTCAGCGTCCCATTTGATAGGAGTTTACACAGGAGGTGAAAATAAATGCCGGACGTTACTCACAAGCAGACAGTCAGAGCAATTGACAGTCCTGAGATCCGAAATCTGGTTCAGCGCATAGACAGGGAGCCATATGCCACAGTCTTAAAGCATCTGGCAGCTTACCCTACCCGTCATTCCGCAAGTGAATCCTTTAGAGAAGCAGCACTGTGGAGCAGAGAACAATTCCGGAAGATGGGTTATGATCAATGGACCGAGCAATTCACCCTTCCGGGCAGCAGTATCGGTAGTTGGAATATTGTCGCCGAGCAGAACGGCTCAGGAACTGCACCCCGTAAGTTAATCCTGCTCACTGCCCATCTGGATTCAGTGAATCTTGCAGACAACGGGCTTGGTATTGCTGCACCAGCACCAGGTGCGGATGACAATGCCAGCGGAAGCGCAGGGGTGCTTGAACTTGCGCGGATATTGGCAGGTGTCAAATTCAGGAATGATGTGAGATTTGTGCTTTTTGGAGGAGAAGAGCAAGGATTATTTGGAAGCAAGCATCACATTGAGCAGTTAACAGCGGAAAACCGAAATCGTATCCAAGCGGTAATCAATATGGATATGATCGGGTGCATCAATGTGAATCCCCCATCGGTTCTGATTGAAGCCGCAACTATTTCCGAGGCCCTTATGGAGAGCCTGCAGGCTGCTGCCTCTGCTTATACATCATTGGAAGTCCACACATCGCTGAATCCTTTTGCAAGTGATCATGTATCATTTCTGGATGCCGGAATCCCTGCAGTCTTAACCATCGAAGGGGCGGACGACCAGAATCCTTTTGAGCACTCTGAAAAGGATACCGTAGAACGTATTCATTATGATCTGGCCTCAGACATTCTTAGAATGAACGCAGCCGTCCTGATACAACAGCTAGACATCATCTAATCCATGGAGGTAAATACAATGAATGATTCCAACAGAGCAGCCTCAGACGGTTCCAACGAAGCCGCACCCGTTACTGTTCCATCCCACAGAAGATGTGCCACCGACGAAAAGCACCGTTTGTTGCTTGCCTCTTCTCCGGAGTATGCAAACAACCGCAAGCAGTTGCAACAGACGGTTATGGCTGCGCGCAATAATGCCCGTTCCAGTAACCGTGAGGTCGTCACCATTCCAGTGGTGGTGCATGTGGTTTGGAAATTACCCGAAGAGAACATCTCAATAGAGCAAATCAACAGCCAAATCGATGTGCTGAATCGTGATTTCCGCAAAAAAAACAGCGATGTGTCAAAGGTGCCCGATGTATGGAAGCCACTCGTAAGCGATGCACGGATAGAATTCAAGCTGACTTCTACAGATCCCAACGGAAATCCTACGGATGGGATTACACGGACTCAATCGAATAAAAATAGTTTTGATGTTAACGGAGATGATGTAAAATTCTCGGTAAGTGGCGGTATCGATGCCTGGCCTTCCGACCGTTATCTTAACCTTTGGGTATGTAGACAGATTAAGAGTGGAGACCAAGATGGAATTCTAGGTTATGCCCAATTTCCCGGAGGTGCGGCCGAGACGGATGGCGTTGTCATTATGACTAATGCTTTTGGCACCATTGGGACGGTTAATTTGCCCAATAACCCTTATAACCTGGGCCGTACAGCCGTACACGAAGTTGCGCATTATCTGAACGTGTACCACATTTGGGGTGATGAAATGCCATGGGAGGATGAATGCAGTAAATCCGACAAAGTAGATGATACCCCCAATCAAGGCCGGCAGAACGTCGGAAAACCTGTATACCCCCACATCAGCTGTAATAACGCCCCCCACGGGGATATGTTTATGAACTACATGGATTATGTCGACGACGACACCATGTATATGTTCACGAAAGATCAGGTGGCCCGCATGGATATTTGCCTAAGTACGATTCGCTCCTCCTTTCTGAATCAGCCGGTTCATAGCTAATCTTTAGAACATATTCGAAATGGAGGCCGGAGGATGAAGCAACTTCAGAAGGAAGTTTTTGGAATATGGCGGCATTCGTATGAAGAAGATGACGAAGACATCACCGTTTTTCGCCCTGCTGGTTATTCTTTCGCACCCTCCCGTGGACGGGACAGGCTGGAGATCAAGCCGGACGGTACCTTCGAACGATCGGTTCCTGCCCGTGGGGACGGATTAGACACGATAAGCGGGGAATGGAAGCTTGAGGAGAATAACCAGATTAAATTCAATTATGATAGCAAAGGCTCCTCACCACAGAAGGTTGAAATTACCGAATGCTCAGACGATATCCTGAAGGTACGTAAAGTGTAAGCAGGCCCTAAAGGGGTGTCCCAAAAGCCATGAAATGGCTTCTTGGAACACCCCTTATTTTATTTTTTCACTTTGTTTTCATTGTTATATCATTGTATGATTTTCAATTTGCTATATATCAGAGTATTGTGCAGGTCCCCACAAGTACGGATCTCTGATGGCTCGCGCCTTTGCGACGGGGGAGGGCGAATTACGTGACATCCAGTGGTTTCACACTGATAATGGAGTGAATTTAAAAATCATGAGTTGCTGAACACCTTCCACATAGGCCATTCCCTCCGTATGAAAGGCCACCCTAACGATAACGCTGTGGCAGAAGCCACGTCCAAAGTCATGAAGGCCGAGTTTGTGTATCAGATGGATTTTCAGAGTCTTCATCATTTGGAATTGGAGTTTTTTGATTATATCAATTGCTACAACAAACATCGCATACACGAAACAGTGGACTACGGCTTCCTGTTCTTTATCGAAACGCATCCCTTAAAATAGTCTTTTGATTAACTGGTGACAATCCACAAATGTGCCTGAGGAGTAGCGAAAAGAGGAATATAGAGGGTCAGGAAACTTTTCCTGATCTTTTCTGGCTGTTTAGGAGTTCAGAATTATCTTCTAAAGGAGGTTGCTATGGCGAGAGTAATCATTTATCTAGTAGAAAATCAGTAGTAAATCTGAATAAAACTGATGTTATTCTGTATTCATAGAAGTTTGCCAAGAAAGGTGGTGAAATCTTGAAATGGTATCATAAAGTCATATATTCATTAGCAAATTCAGTTCTTCCAGTTGTGGTAAAGCGACAGATGATGGGTGTGGGCAGGACGACAGTCCCAAAGAACTCTAACCCATGGGGGATATTTAATTGGCTACCCAAAAAGTATCAACAAGCTCACAACATTGACCTCACCAAGTTGCAGAGCTATACGGCTGAGGAATTACTTGAGCTTCTAATATCTGTTCATCCAGACGTATCCTATGCTTTATACACATACTTACGTATGGGAGATACCGACTTAACATTTACAGCTAAGAAGCCAAACGGGAATGCAGATAAGAGTGGACAACTGGTTTTGGACGAACTGAAGGCCATGCTGAATACACCGTTACCTTCGCCGGGATATCAACACGGACGGTCGCTGGAAAAGTTGGACACCATTCAGCGAATGATGATTATGGTTCGTGGCGCTTGTGCTGGTGAAGTTGTGCTGAACGAGCAGTGTAATGATGTAGTTGATATTGTTCCGGTTGATCCGGCTTTAATTTGGTTCCGCAGGGAGCCGAATACAAATCGGCTTACACCATGGCAATACGTGAAGAATCCACGAAGGAGCGCGAATGAAGAGTGGTTCGGTAATTACAAGAAAATCGACACTCCAACGTTCATCTATGAAGAGTTCGATCCTATGGTAGATGATCCATATGGTCGAACGCCAATGTTGCCGGTGCTTAAGGTAGTGTTCTTTCACCTACAGGTCCTGTCTGATTTAAAGGCTGTTGTTCATAACCAAGGATATCCACGGCTTGATATCTCCATGTTGGAAGAAATCATGCTGAAGAATATGCCGAACAACTTAAAGAGTAATCCAGATGGACAGCAAAAATGGCTTAAAGAGCGAATGGATGAGATGCTAAACCATTTCAACTCACTTAATCCAGATGATGCTCTTGTCCACTGGGATAGTGTAAAGGTCGAGTATCTCAAAGGGGGCAATTCGGGGCCGATGATTGATATTAAGAAGCTGATTGACATCATTGATACCCAAATGGCTACTTCATTAAAAACGCTGCTTACTATCCTTTCCCGGCACCAAGGGTCAACTGAAACTTACAGTTCGATTGATACTCAAATATATATCAAAAATGTAGAGTCCGCGCGGAGCGTAACCAAACGTTTCTGGCAGCGGGCTTTTTCGTTGTCCGCAAGAGTAAAGGGGACTCAAACAAAAGTTGAAGCTGACTATCTCCCTATTGATCTACGCTCAGAAAATGAGATTGAACGCGACCGACGTTCAAAGATCGACAACTACATCACAGCAGAGAAGAATTTCTACATCACACCGTTGGAAGCTGCTGAGGAAATACGTTGGACACTTGGTATTAATGCCAAAATTCCTGCTGAATTACTTCCTTTACTTGTAAAGAAGCATGAACCTGATTCGAATGAAGAAAATACTCCACCGGAGGGAGGTGAATAGACAATATGGCAAAACCTACAGCTGAGCAATTAGTGAAGATCAATCAAAAATCATTGGTCCCTTTAACCGATGAACAAACTCATGTGTTTCAAGCGAGGATTATTGGAACCAAGCGTATTGATAAGTACAAAATGAAGATTACTCCAAACTTCCTACGTAAAATGGCTGATCAAGTTAAAGAGGGAGTAGCCTTGCTGGTTGATCATCCGTGGCAGAAATGGGAAGCCTTATCGTTCCCTTATGGTCGAACCTTCGACAGTAGAATCGTAGAGGAAGGCGGGGAATTGGAACTCTACGGTGATCATTACATGGCAAAAGGGCTAGAAGCTAATGGGATCTCAACGGATCAACTAGCTACCGGTATTGATTCAGGAACTATATTTGACACCTCGGCAGGATTTGTAACAACGAAACATATTTGTGGTATCTGTGGCGGTGACTACTACGGACCTTCAGCATGCTCTCACATCCGTGGACAAATGTATGACGACAAAGAATGTCTTGTTCTAGCCGATGACGGATACATCATGGAGAACTCTATTGTATTTGATGGAGGTTATGAAGGAGCTGGAATTACTCGCGAATCCCTCTCGATGAAACAACATAGTGAAGGCGAGCAGCCAAAGCAAACTGAATATGAACCACTACCTTTAGATGCTAAGTCGCTAGATGGCGATGGACGCGTCTTTTATTTTTTCAGCAACAAAGGCGGCATGTCTGCTTTTGTATCTAAACAGCATCAAACAAAAGAACAGGCCGAGACACTGGCTCAAGGAGATGACACTATGAATGAAGAACAAAAAGCTGCTTTGGCAGCAGCGCAAACCCAAGCAACTGCTCTGGCAGCGGCTAATGGTGTGCTTGGACAAATACGGGCTGCACTGGGCGTTGAAAGTGACGCAGAAATCCCAGCGAAGCTTACGGCGCTAAGTGTTCAAGCTGCTGATGGAGCAATGTACAAGGTGAAGGTCACTGAACAAGCATGTGGAGCTGGCATCCGCGCTCTTGGTGAAGCCTTTAATGTAGAAGCTATGAAAACTGCATTAGCTAATTTGCCGATATCTGAAATTGAAAAGATCGGCGCAACGTATGAAGCGCAGGCACAAGCTGCTTTGGGTGGTGGTGGTCGCCATACACAAGGTGACGATGTAAATCTTCCTGAAGGAGCACTGAATGGAACACCACCAACTAACTCACAAAATGATGGTAGCGAGAAAACGCCAGAACAACTTAAAGCATTGGCTCGTGAAGAAGCTCGGGCGGCTCTTAAGAATACAGGCAGAGGTAATCTGCTGAAGGAGGATAAATAATTATGATGCAATCTCAGTATAATGGTGCTCCTGGTCCCGGTCAGGTTATTACTCAAGAGTTTACGGAGGTTCTAGCATCTACTGATCTTCAAGCTAAACTACCAGGAGGGATTTTGCTGAAACAAGGGCAAGGAATACTGAAAAAAGGTACGGTTATCGGCAAGATAACAGCAGCAGGAGCGGATAAGGATAAAGCGGTAGCTTATAGTTCCGCAGCAACCAACGGCTCCGAAGTGGCTTTGTGCATCCTTGATAATGATCATGACACAACACTTTCTGATATTGGGGCATCTGCGTGGATTGCAGGTGTTTTTGATTCATCCAAATTGACTGGCTTAGATGCAGCAGCTAAAACAGCGCTGAAGCTTTGCTACTTTGTATAAGGGGGATAAAATACATGGCAAACGTACTTGATCCATATTTCCTTACGGAAGTCGTCCAGAACATTCGGACGGATATTAACAGTTTTCGCGGCGCCCAACTCCTGACGAATGGCGTGGATTTCAAACCGGAACTTGGACTAACGATCGAATATGACATTACCTATGACGACACAGGTATGACACCACCTACAGGACTGAATGACCCTTCACCTATTCATACTCCACCTGTGGTGAAACACATGAACTTCACAAACCAAGAATGGAGAGAAAAGGTTGTTATCGACCGTGAAAAGATTGCTACTTTGAGAAAGCCAGGGAACAGTCTTGAGCAAAAGTGGGGCGAAGAATACATGATCGAGAAAATGGTTGGTCTGAACCTTCGCCTCGAAACTCGGTTTGAGTGGATGAGATGGCAGTCATTAACAGGAAAACTTATTGTACCAGCCACATCCACCAAACCAGCCAGAACGATTGACTATGGTGTTCCAGCTAATAACAAGCCAACAGCATCCGTATTGTGGAGTAATACCGAAACAGCAGATCCATTGGCTGATTTGGATGGCTGGTCACTTCGATTCCGAGGAAGTGGGGCTCGTCCTGTTAAAATTATTGTTAATAAGAAAGTCGATATCTATTTGAAGCAGAATGCTAAAATCCGCGAATTGATCAAGTACACTTTTGGTAAAGATGTTGTCACTGACGGTTCGCTTGCTGAAATTGTCAGCCAAAATTTGAATGGTCTTAAGTATGAAGTTTACGATGGTGGTTACATTGATGACTCTGGCGTATTCTATCCGTTCATTCCAGATAATGCAGTAATCATAATCGGCCAAGGTATGACAGGCTCAATTATGGATCTTGTGACCGGCCCGAATAACTATGAAGACATTTTCACCGGTCATACAGGGAAGTTTGCACTGACTAAGTTGATCCAAGGAGACCCCGATCAATGGCAAGCCATCAATGGTGCAACAGTGCTACCGCGTCTGAAATACGTCAACTGGCATATCTTCGCAACAGTGGCGTAAGGGAGGAGATCGAATTTATGACAACTGTAAGAGTATTGGTTGATGCTGTTGGGCAATACAATTCGGGGGACATCGTAACAGATGCCCCTGATGGTCTTGTAGATATCGCAAAGAATGAAATCCGTAATGCCGCAACTGGACAATTGCTTGCGGAGATTGTAGATGGTAATGGGGCTCTTGATGGTTCTCCTTCAGAACGGGAGTTGCAACTTCAGGCCGAATTAGAACAGTCCAAAGCGCGAGAAGCAGAATTACTTGAGCAAATTGATATTCTTCAGTCCGATGGTGAGTTGAAAGAATTGAAAGCCTCAGCTAAGGAATTGAAAATACCTGGATACACCAAAATGAGTATTGAAGAATTGAAACAGGCTATCAGTGCTGCAGGCGGTGCAGCAGATGGCAACTAATAAGATACTCACTACAGAAACATATCACGAGGAGATTAGAGGGCGTCTAGGCGTTGGTGAGGATGTAATATCCGATGCTGACATAGACGCTCTTTCTGTTTTGTCCATTGGAGAATCGAGGATTGTAAAAGCCGTTCCTGATTATGCTGAGTTAACTGGTGATGATCAAACTTATATGTATGCAGCAACCGTTTGTATGGTTGCTGCCATACTGGCCCCTTCCATGACAGCGAGAATCAAGAAGTCTAAAAAGGACTTTGACTTCTCTTTTGAAAATCAGGTTGTTGATTGGAAAAAGTATGCTGTTCAGCTTGTTGATGAAGCCTATGAGTTTATCGAGTCCATATCAACAGTACAGCAAGGGACAGATGTTCCGGTATTCGGTGTAGCTGGGCCGACTCGGGCGAGAGAAAGGCGGCGTCACTAATGTTTAAAGACTTCGCTCATAGGCATTCACCTTGTACTGTCAATGGTGAGCCCGATGTCGTTATATTGTCTAGGGAAACGAAAGCCACAACGGTTATCGGAAAAGAGTATATGTACAATGGTTTGTTTTCTTCGAAATCATCTATAAAGCCGGGAGATATAGTTCAGAACGAATCTTCGTATGTGGTACAGACTCTACGTACAACAACTGAGAAGGACAAGTACTGCTCTCTGATTAAAACGAACGCTTTAATCGAGGTTCAGAGATACCAGCAAGCTTATGATGCAAACGATAATCCGGTGGACGATGCTGAATTTACATCGGTCGCTGCTGATGTTGTTTGCTTTGCACTGTATGTCACAGCACAATTGCGACAACAGGAGCCGGGCTTGCTGCCGAGTACCGTGTTTACCTTGCAGTTACAGACGACAGTCGATGTAAGAGACCCTCAAGACTCAAGTCTATCCGCGCCTGACCGGATTGTAATGGGCGGGAAGACATACCAGGTAGATGTGGTAGATAGGATCAAGTATCCTAACTTGCTGCATGTTCAGCTTTCAGAGGACCGCCGATGATTACAGGGTATGATTCAGCGAAAGCGGCGAAGGATCTGGAGAATAAGCTCGCTGTTGAAATTACCGGGCTAACGAAACTGGTCATGCTGACAGCCAAAAGCGGCATACGGTACTATCCGGCAGTTCGGGACCATTTGGAAATGCACATGTTTGTACTTGCTAATCAAATGATTTCAGGAGATATAACCGCTGACTATTGGCAGGCATGGCTTGAACAGTTTGGCAAAGGGTCCAAGATGGCAGACAGCAGTCAAAACCCCGGATTGGTGACCTATATGAACAGTGAAGCATGGAACCGACTGAGGTCCAAAGGTGATCGTATTATTGTAGGTCGTTCCCGTGGAAAGTACCAGGCAATTGACGGCACCATGAAGGAATCAGGCGGTGGCTATGCTGGAGTAGATTTAGAGGAGTTGGCGGAACGCGGCGATATTGATGCGTCATTCAAAGCTACACCGCCGACCTACTTTTTGCGTATCGCAATCCAGTCCAACCGCAAACGGATTTTGGATGGTATTAGCCGTGTCATAACTGAGTTTCCTTATCACAGATACTTCAAGGAGGTAAAGGAGTGAGCCTGCAACTTGTTGATGCTGTTCAGAATGCCTTAAAAGCAGATACAGAGCTTATGACCATGCTAAAGCTTACTCCTTCATCACCCTCTGCGGAGGTCGTTAAGCGATTTACGAAAGGCATGGAACCTGAGATAACAGTTAGCAAGGATACAGTTCCACATATCTGCCAATATGTCATGCCGGGACGATATGCCACTAATCCATTGGTGTTTGAGGGTAAGTTCTGCATTGATTTCTACGGCAAAACAGCTTATGAAGCGAAGCTACTGTTCGAACGTTCATTCAAGCTTTTACATGACAGACGATTGATTGCTCAGGGTTTTGCTTCATACTTGTGTGTTCTGACCTATGATGCAGACTTTGCTACTGGCATCCAAGGAGCCAAAGGTTATAAGGCGATTTATGATGTGGATTATCTTAGAATGAATTGAGGTGAACTAAAATGGCAGAAGCAGCAGTATGGAAAGCAACGGGAAGATCCGGTGATCACAATGGCGTTAATCACGTTGAATATGAGTTGCTTGATTCAGCGCAAAAGCGAGTTTCCTTGGCTAAAACAAATGTGTCCAGCATTGAAAAAGATGGGGTTAAAATTGAACCCGATGATCAAGAGACTCTATGGTTTAGCGAAGTAAACACAACCAAGAAGTACAAATTTAATGTGCTTACTCTTGCTGGTACAACTTATGAGGCCGAATTGAATTGGACTCAACCTAATCCTCCTAAACCAGAACCTACCGAGTGGGATACGCTGATTGCTGAAAAAATCACGCTTGCTAAAGGATTGGGTATTATGGGTGTCTGGAATCCAAAACAGGGTTACAAGCTAACCAAAGAGTACAGTCGAATTTCAGAAATTGATAAGCGTTTATGGGAACTGGTCAAATAAGCTGACCAGTTCTTTTTGTTAACTATGAGGAGGATGAAATTTTATGGAACCATTAGTTTTTGATGGAGTCGGCACTATCCAGGTGTACGAGCCGGGAGGAAAGCTTAAATTTTTGGATGATAAAATCACAAAGGTAACGCTTCAACTCCAATTTGATTGGGACAAAGTCATGGGTGGAGATAGTGGTTATGCATTCCACTACACAGCGAAGGATCTGGCTGACAAAGCCAGTATCGAAATTCCCCGTTACTCAGATATTTTGGCTGAATTGTCTCAGGGCGCAGAGTCAGAAAAGGGGGCAGTTACGTTTGATGAGACAGAGCAAGGATTCTTAGATGTAACGAACGGTTATAAGATCAAAGCTCTTTCGAAATTCGGCGGGACTTTAGTTTCCCTTAGCGAAAAAGTGTACTTGAAAGATATAGATACAGGAAAACTTACGGAACTAACGCGTGTGGCAACCACACCAACAGCAGAGCAGTACGTTATTTCTGCCGACGGTAAGATCACATCCGACACAGCGAATGACAACAAGTTGATTATTATTACATTTAAATGGACAAAAGAGAATGGCACACGAAGCGGATTGAGTGGTAAGCGCCGTCCGAAGCCGTTTAAATTTGTTCACCGTTTCTCATTGACTGATGACCGAAATGGTGGGGAGGTACCCTGCCAATTGACAATTTGGAAAGCGCTCGGCGGAGGTACATTGGACGTATCTCAAGAACGTAAAAAACCAACTAGTAACTCATTGGCGTTGGAAATCATGGAACCGGACATCACCCCTGATAATCCAGAAGGATATGCTGCTGAATTGATCTTTGGTATCTAAATGAAAAATAATACAACCCCTTACCATAAAGGTAGGGGGTTACTCACATTGAGGAGGAAATTTAATGAGTACAGACAAACAGTTAGATAAAACACTTAATATCGGGACGGAAATACCTCTTGGTGAGGGAATTGTAAAACACGTTAAAATCGGAACTATTGCTCTGATCCGTCAGGTGCGGCAACTTATGAGTGGAAATGAGTATAAGTTCTCTTTTTCAATTGGACGTGAAAAATGGGATGCCACAGAAGATCGAGCCGAGGTCGATTGGCCTAAAGTTGAGGCATTGCATAAGGAAGCCTTTAATCTTGTGCTGGTAGAAGGACTGACGGAGGAAGAATACGAGAATGTAGACGAAGAGGGCATTAAGGAGTTGGACGGCCTCTTAGAACGATTTCTATAAGGAGTCGTTTCCACCTGATGAAGATTATGAGCCTGACGACGAAGACGACCAAGAGGTTACTGAGGATGATCGGGAAACGGACTGGATAGAACTTTGGGCTTTATGCGTGAGTAATGGTATTTCTGATTCAGAGTGGCCTAATATGACCATTCCAAAGATTAGAGCGCTCATGAAAGCCAAGAACAGAAACCGGGAATTTGAAATTATTCTTCACGGTGGCAATGTGGAAAACAAAAAACCGAAGAAGGTCAAGACGTTATCTGATCTTGGTTTCTTCGCCAAGTAAATTAAGAGGCATCCGCAATCATGCAGGATGCCTCTTTTTCTGTATTCAGGGCAGGAAAAGTTTCCTGAACTCTATGAGAGGTGAGCAAAATGGCAGATTTAAGTAAAGATGTAGTAGGCGCACGAATAAATCTGGATACCAGCAAGATACTTCCGGCATTCAAGGTTATCGATAATGGAGCAAGAGCCAATGCAGAATCGTTTAAAATACTGAATGCTGAATTAGATACAAGCGAAAAGAACTATAAGTCTCTCGCCAGTAGCGCGGATAAGTTTGCTCTATCAGCGGAGGAAAGAAGAAAGAAGATCCTTGCTGAATCCGAAGCGCTTGTTAAGCAGCGCACCGCGCAGGCCGAATTGAATACTGCTCGAAAGAATCAGTTAGATCAGGCCAATAAGATAACTGACGAAAAGCTAAGAGCGCAGCAGGCTATTGTTAAAAAGCGTGAAGATGCAATTGAGCAGCAGGAACGAGAGCATCTAAAACGAATGGAAGCCCTTCAGAATAAGGCGACATCAACCGGACAGAGAGCTGCTAAAGTTTCAGGGGCAGGAACGGATGATAAGACGCGTGAGCGTGTTCTCATGCAAGAACAGGCTATCCGTATGAAGTTACAGCAAATGGCTGATAAGGAAGCACAGCAAGCAAGGAAGAACGCTCAAGACTATGAGAAGTTCTGGATTAATGCTTTACGGACCAGGGAGCAGAAGGAGGCACAAGTACGAGAGAAAGTCCTTCAGGAAGAACAGAAAATCAGGCGTTCATTAAGTCAAACCGAAACGCAGATGAAGCAAACCTTTAACATTACGCCAAGTTGGATAGGCAAGCTTGGGGATATGGCTACCCATGCCGCTGTATTCCACACGGCATATGCAGCTATGCATAAGGTTCAGGAAGCCTTAAGAGAGGGCATAGTCGGTATTGAATCTAATATGGCAGGCTACGTGCAGACGAATGAGCATTATTTCCTTGAGTACAACGAGGGTACTAAGGAAATGGTGATGAACACTGAGAAGTTGCACGACGAGACAACCAAGTTTATCCGGACGGCTCATGATCTTGGTTCAGAAATCATGGATGTTACCGAATCAGCACGTCTGTGGGGCCGGATGTATAAGGATGCAGGCGTTGTTCAGGAGATGGTACGCAAGTCAACAATGCTCAGTACCGTTGACCTTGTATCCTTGGAAGATGCGACGAAATCTATGGAGTCTACCTTTGCTCAGTACGGTGTACAAATCAAGGACAGCAATGACGCTATGGTGCTTGGTGGGCGCGTACTGGATTCTTGGTCCAAGGTTGCCCATGACACGATGGCCCCGGCTAGAGACTTGGGAGCTGCCTTTGAACGAACAGGTAAGATAGCGGCGGAAACTGGCGTTTCATTTGACTTTATGAATGGCTTGATTTCGGCAGGTATACGTAACACGGCGCTGAGTGGGGAAAACCTGGGTAACATGTGGAAAACAGTCTTGGGTACGATCCGTACAGATAAAGCTGTTGCAGAGATTGAGAGATTAGGAGTTCATACAAAAGAAGTTGTAAATGGTACAGAACAGTGGAAAAAGGCAGAAGATATCCTGTTAGAGTTATCGACCAAAGTAATCGACAAAAACTATGACCTTACGAAATCCTACGCGGATATTTCCCGCGGTGTTTACCAGTACGCTAAATTGGCTGCTTCCTTAAACGCAGGGGATATCTTGCTGGGTACAGCAGCGTCTATCGGTTCCACCGGATCAACAATGGAGTACTTGAAAGTTCAGATGGATACCATTCAGCGTAAAGCAGCTCAGACCAAAGCTTCTTTGCTTGAGATATTTAACAATGCAGGCGACGATGGCTTGAGAAGAACAATCAAGGATGTATTGGATGCAATTGACCAACTACTTATTGGGCTTACAAAAGTTCCTTCCGGCGTGTTTGAGGGAACGGCAGCAATCGGTGGTCTACTGCTTGCCTATAAAGCTCTGAGCGGCCCGATCATGAATGTAATTGCTGCTGTAAAAGTATTGACGGCTGCAAAGGCTGCGGAAACTGCCGCTATTGGCGCTAATACGGTAGCTAACAACGTTAATATCGTTTCCTCGCAAGGAGCAACTCTTTCAACAGTTCAGAGAGTTGCCGCTACCGAAGGAGCTACAGTAGCACAAGGAGCTTTAACGGTAGCAACCGAGGGAGCTACAGTTGCTACGAAATCATTGTCTGTCGCTCAAGCCACAGCGACTGTGACAACAGCAGCCGCTACAGCAGGATTAAGTTTACTTGTTGGTGCAATTGCTCTGGTTGCAATGAATAGCGGTAAAGAAGAAAAGGCTGCTCGTGATCGAATCCAGAACTTAAAAGATGAAGATTCGGCATCTCAACAAATGGTTAGCCAATATCAAAGACAGATTGAATTAGTACCTAAATTGGCTAATGCGCATCGTTCTCTTGAACAGTCACTTAAACTAAGTACTGGCTCGGCAGAAAAGGAAACCCAAGTAAAAAAACAACTCGAAGAGATTTCGAAAGCGCTGGTCATTACTCTTGGAAAAGAAGGGGCCAAGCAACTTGAAGCTGCTGGTTATACGGATGAGGCTGTACAGGTGCAAGTTGCTGCTTTGAATAAACTCATTGAGAAACAAAATGAAGCCCGAAAAAATGTATTGAAAGATCAACAATCGCAATTAATCGAACAACAAAAGCAAAAAATAAATGAGATTACAGAAGCCACCAAAGAACTAGAACGAGTGAAGAGAGTCATCAATAATGATCTTGTGAATTGGGCTGGTGTAGGAGAATTCAAGGAAGATGCAGCAAGTCTTGAAGAAAAAATCAAATCGTTAGAACAAGAAAACAATAAGCTTACTTTGTCTATAACGGAGGTAGGTGTGGCTTTAGGTCAGACAGCTGTTGAAACTGACCAATTCGCGGGGAAAGCCGGAACAGCAGCCGAGAGTGTTAGAGCTCAGGAAGAAGCTCTTGCTGATTTAAGAGAACAGATTGAGGGTAACGCCAAGTCTGTTTCAGATATGAATACACTTTTGAGTGAGTTGACGAGTGGACAATCTCTAAATGCGTCAGAAGTTGCTGATTTAATATTGAAATATCCAGACCTTGAAGCGAAGATTTACAAGACAGCCGATGGATGGAAATTCGAAACCGAAGTGGTAGAAAAAGCTCGTCAAGCAAAAGTTGATAAAGCAATTTCTGATATCAATGCAGAAAAAACATCGACTTTTAACACGAAAATAGCTTCTGACGAGAGGTTGAAAATTTATGGAATTGAAGCCCAGGCTATTAAAGACTTGGCGCAACTAAAGGCCAATCTAAATGGCGTGATGGTTCGAAGTTCTCTTGAAGCAGTGAAGGTGCAGAAAGAATTAAATAATATGACAGGAGTTAAGTCATTTCTAAATACTCCATTTCAAAATCAACTTAATACAGACAAGGAAAAAATAAAAATATATGACGAGTACGAAAAGGAGATGCATGCTTATGATCAAAAAATTAATGCTCTAACCAAACTTTATAAAGACCCTAAATTTGGCGCGGGTTCTAGCTCTAAAAAAGAGAAGGGAAGTGGGAGGAAAAAAGGTAAGAGTGATGCGGAGAAAGCTGCTGAAAAAGCAGCGAAGGAAGCTTCTGAAGCCCGTAAGGATGCTTACTCTGACGACTTAGATAATTTCAAGTATATCGCTGAACGAAATGAATGGTCTGTAGACCAGCAGATTGCAGGATACAAACGATTGGCTCAACGACATAAGCAGTATCTATCTGAAGATAAGGATGCAATGAAGCAATGGAGCCGCGATGTTCAGAAACTGAATGATTCCAGATTTCAAGAAGACGTTGAGAATCTTGAGCGAAGAACCGAGCGCATGCGGCAGGCCAATAAACAGGAAATTGAGATGGTTAAAACTAGCCTGGATTTCTACAAGAAGGAGCAAAATAAAAATTATCTGCTTCCTGCTAACCGTAGAGAGATCGCCAAACAAATCTATGATTTAACCGTCAAATACAACGAGCTTCGATATCAAAATTCAGAAAAATGGATTGATAAAGAGACTTCTAAAATGGAAATGGCGGGACAAAGCCAGATTGCTATGCTGAAAATGGAATATGACGCTTATATGCGTATGAGTAAGGCAAAGGATCGTACCGCCGAACAAAGTTTTGAGTTGCAGCAAAAGATTTATGAGAAACGTAAAGCTCTGGAAGATGAGTTCCTATCCGACTTCCAAAAAAGAATCAATTACCAGAAGAGTATGGAAGCCATATCTGTTTCCGATCAGCTTAATGCATGGACGAAAATGCAGGCTCTTTACAAAGAAGGATCGGATCAGCGAATGGAAATTGATGTACAGGTCCATGACTTGAAGAAGCAACTCATAGAGGATCAAAAGAAGGTTGCTGCCGAAGCGGCTAAAAAGGAGAAGGAAGCACTTGAAAAGACTCGAGATGAGGAAGTAAAGCGTATTGAGGCGGAACGTGATGCTTTTATCGAAGCTCAGGACGCTAAAATTAAGGCCATAGACGACTTGCTTGCCAAGATGCAGACAGCTAATGAAGACGAGGACTATGATCGTGCTATGGCTGAAAAACAAGCACGCCTTGCCTTGCTACAGTCTGCTGCCGGTCCCGAAGGTATTGCCGAACGAAAGCAGACTGAAAAAGATATTGAAGACATACAGCGGGAACATAACCGAACGCTTGCTAAGCGTGGATTGGAGGATCAGAAGAAGAAGCTTCAAGACGAGAAGACTGAGCGGGAAAAGGATTACAATGACCAGATTGAAGCTGCCAAACAGCATTATGATCAGCTTGCTGAGAAATATGATGAGTATTCAGACGGAGTTGAATCCAAAGCCGAAGACTTGAAAAACACGCAAATCAGCAAAGAATCTGAGAAGAACGCGGAGATTTTGCGTCAGTTAGATCAGTTTATTGCTGACTATCAGATGAAAATGGCTGAAATTAATGCAACCTCGTTGTCTGCTTCTTTAGATACAGGTTCCTCAATCTCTGAAAAAGACAGTGACTTGGCGCGATATAATTCCAATATTGATAAATGGTACTCGGCAGGCACTGCTGAGAAGGGCAAGCTGCACGAAGAAAATGCTGCTCTGCGGAATAAGTATGGCATTAAGAAGGATACAGGCAAGCTTCAAAAATTCCATTCTGGCGGGATCGTTCAGGGGGATCGAGGTGCAGAGGTTCCGGTAATTGCAAAGGCTGGTGAAATGTATCTGAACGATCAACAGCAAAGTAACCTGTTTAACCTCATTAGTTTCAAAATGCCAAGGCTTGATTTCTCTATGCCGAATTTCTCCATGGCTTCGGGGGAGGGGACAAATCCGCAGTATAACAACAATTACTACACAGTAACTTCAGGAGATACTTATATTGAAGATGAGTCCGCAGCAAAGGTGTTTTGGACCGAACGAGATAACCTGGTGCGGAGGTTGCAAGCGAGGGGAGGAAAATCCTAAATGATTGATGCTACTGTCGATGGCAAGTCCTTTAAATCCATTGGATTAGGGCTTAAAACTCACAATATACCTGTGTTACCGCCAACAAAGGACCATTCTCTTGAAATAGCCGAGAGGGATGGGGAATTAGACTTTGGCAGTACTTACGGAGCGAGGACAATCAATCTCGAATGCGTCCTAATGGCTGATGATACAACCCTTGATTACCATAGGAGAGTCGCCCAAGTGGCGGCTCTTTTTAATGCCAAAAAAGGGGATATCGTATTCACGTTTTCGGACTTACCAGGAAGGCGATATATTGGACGCTATGCCGGAACATTGGATATCGAAAAAATACTTTGGGACGGAGAGTTAACTATACCAATCAAAATGGGTGAACATCCGTTTCCCGAGAGTGACGAGAACATTAGAGAGATAATCATTACGCAGTCGCCGCAGACCGTTTCAGTTACATCAGTTGGCGACGAAAGGGCAAGTCCTGTTATTGTCCTGACCAACATCGGTAATAACGACATACGGAATTTCCGAATTGCGAATGAGTACCAAGTAGAATAGGAGGTTTTTATATTGGCAGACATATTACTAAGTAAGTCGAACTGGTGGAAAACAGCCTGTATTAATGCAGCTTTACGGGGGGTGAATCTTACATCGCCGCAGACGCTGTATATTGCTCTGTATACCAGTAATCCAACAGATGCAGATACAGGTCAGGAAGTAAGTGGAGGGGGCTATGTACGGCGTGCTGTGACGTTTTCCGAGCCTGTTATTGAAGACCGTAGAGCAGTTACGTTCAGTGTAGGCGATGTACCTTTCCCAATTGCTGGAGCAGATTGGGGCTTGGTAACTCATATCGGCATCCGCACAGCGGCAACCGGGGGCAATCTTGTGTATCACGGCGCAGTCAAAACACCGCGCACGGTGCAGACCAATGATACTGTGCGCTTTTTGGCTGGGCAAATAAAAGTGAACGAAGGGTAGGTGTAAAGCATGGAAAAAATGTATCCACCAGTGGTGAACTCTCCTAAAACAGAGTTGACCGAATTGATTACGGACACACAAACGGAAATTACCGTGGCTAACGCGTCCGTACTGCTTCAAGGCGAGGGTATTGCTGTTTTGGGCAATGGAGATGCAGCAGAGACGATTACGTATACAAGTCTGGAAGATAACGTGCTAAAAGGCTGTGTACGCGGTTTTGAAGGTGTTGCCCGTGCGTGGCCTACTGGTACACGAATCGCCCGTAACTTCACGGCAGCGGACTGGAGAGCAGTTATAAACAATATCCAAGCTTTGCATGAGGAATCAAGCTCGGAATCTCGTAAACCCATTACATTACAACCAGGTGTACAAATCGTAAAAATAGAAAAACAGACTGTATTTAATTTAGCTGGACTGACAGGTAAAACGGTAATCGACTATGACGGTCAAAAAGGTGTATTTGGTGTCCGTAACCCTTATGTAATTCGGTATGGAGAAAATTTAATACCAAGCTTTTTTGAGTGGGTACAGACAAGCGGTGGGATCGTAACCATCCAAGGGGCATACAAAGCCACAGCTAGCCGTAATACGGCGGATATTATTGCCCCGCTAAAAGTCGTTGTGCCTGTGCTGCCTAACACAACTTATACCATGTCAAGCGTGGGCGATGGTCTACAATACATCGAGAGACGGGACTCAAACGATTCAGACCCGAGCGGAGAAGTTGCGACAGGAGTGGTTGTGGTAGGAACCAAAACATTCACCACGTCCGCGCAAACTCATTATCTTTCAATCCGACTTAGATATGACAAAGCCGGTACATTCACACATGAAAACCCGATGCTTAATATCGGCAGCACAACCAAGCCCTTCAAGCCGCGTGAAGACTCCATGCTTGCGATACAAACGGATTTGTACGCGGACCCAGTTACAGGGGCGAATGCAGACGTAGTATTCGAACGTGATGGTCAGTATTTCAAGTCCAAGAAATGGCAAGGTGTAGTGTTAGACGGTAGTTTGCCGTGGGTATACTTCGACACAGCAGCGGGGTATAAAGTTGTAAGGCTTCCTATAATTGACAGTCTATCAAACAGTGAGAGAGTAACAAAGTTTGACGGGAAACTTATCCAGCGCGCTTTTCCTGTTAGCGGGGCAGATCAATCATACCTGAGCGCTTCGTCTAACGTTCTTGGCTTGACTATCTCTGTAGCGGACAGTGGATGGGGTGACGGTTACATGCCGACAGTAGACGACATCAAAGCCTACTTTTTTGGCTACAAAGCTTACGACGCTAACACCATTACTCCTGCCACCGCTCAAGCAGCCACAACGGCGACATGGACAGGTACGGGAACTAAGTATTGGGTGCAACGAGTTGGCGCGGCTAATTTTACACAATCCGCACCGCAAACATCCTATGTAGGGTACACGCCTTATAAACTCGTATACCAACTTGCAACGCCTACAGTCGAACCTATTGTTTCTGAGGGGCAACTAACCTTTATCGAGGGCGACAATCAGGTTGAAGTAGGCACAGGGATTGTGTTACGCGAAGGTGTCAAGGCTGCGAGATACGAAGATAATATGTGGATCAACGGAGCAATTGGTGGGTCAACACCACTAAAAAAACGTCCCAAGTCCTTTCTCGCATTTTATAAAGATGGAAAAAGGGATAATTGGAAAGTGCGGGATCACTCAAGCGCGCCAAACATCGAAACATATGGATTAGTGCAAGCGAGCACACCTTTATCAAACTTTAGCGATGCGTCTTCATATTCTGTGACATACATGGAAATGGTGTATTCGCCCACTGTGCCGTTTACAGGCTCTTACGCAGCCAACGAAAAGTCGCTGCTGTCTGACTTGGTGGAAAGCGTACAGCAGAACACGGCGCGCCTATCCGTGGTAGAGAATAAGAAAGCGGAGAAGGATGTACCTGCTTGGATTAGTCCATCTATATTATTTAATGGCTGGGTGAGCATGGGTGTACTGGGCTATCGAAAAATAGATAACAAGGTACAGCTCAAAGCTCGAATAAAAAGCGGGGTTATAGGGCAACCGTTTATGGCCCTGCCAGAAGGATATAGGCCGCTTGTAGGTCAGATACGGCCTGTACATTCTTACGGGACTTCGGATGTTTTCGCTTCCGTGTTAATTAATGCAGATGGTAAACTAATCGTATCAGGAGGAAGTAATAGCGAGGTAAATATTTACTTGGAGTTCACCACTGATTAAAGGAGGAAAGCGTATATGAAGGCTGTAGCAAAAGTAAATACAGACGGCCTCTATTTGGGGGAAAAGTTGGTGGACGATGCCTTCAATGGTGTCGTCCCTTTTTATTCGGACAACTTAGAACAAGAGTTTGAGAAAACCGAGCAAGACGCTGCGGACGTACCACAGGAACCAGTAATAGCCGGATACATCGTTGGGGTGCCGTTTCCAGAAGGATTCAGCGCATATGTGACAGAGCATAAGGGGTTTCGGTTTAACTTGGAAACCTTGTCATGGGAAGAAGGTCTGACGGTTGAAGAGATAGCGGAGCTGACCAAACCAACGAATCAAGTTCAGGATGCATCGGAGGTTGTGGGCCAGCAGCTTGCGGAGCTGAAGATTCAGGCCATGCAGCAAACCCAGCTTTTAGCCAGCATGGGCGCTGAACTGGCGGCTACAAAATTGGAACTAATTAATCTGAAAGGGGCTAATCAATCATGACATTTTGGACTCTTGCTTTTAAGTGGAACTGGGTAACGGCAGAGAAATTGAAGGGCGCAGTAATCACGGAGACAAACCGTTTCGGAGAAATCACACCGGAAGAATTCAAGACCATTACAGGCTTGGACTTTGCGTAGGAAAAGTTTCCTTGGCAAGTTAGGAGGACGCTATGTTTAATGGTGGATTTAATAGCCTTGGTTTTAATACAGGAGATGTAGAAGGGAACATTATTGACCTTTCTGCATCTCTTTCTGGTTCAGGACAAATGTATTCAAGGAAGGTGGAGACGGCTGGAGCAGAAAACGATAATGTGTTTAACCTTATGTCGTTTAATGTGGACGAACCCGGTACCGTAACGGAATACATTTTGGAATTTGTTTTGGATATGACTGCCGCTGCGGAGTTGTCCGGTGAAGGTCAGGCGCAGGCTGATTTTGTCCGTGAGTATGCTTTGGAAGCCGTTCCTATGTCTGGCGAGGGACGCATAACTAACGCAGAATACGTTCGAGAAATTCTGATGCAAGCAGTACCCATGTCTGGGGAAGGAAGGATATCGGCGGAACTGTCAAAATTCCATACCGACTACATTGAGTTCACAGATGTGTTCAGACCAGGAGAGGTAATTGTCATTGACTCAGGAAAATTCAAAATAACGAGAAATGGTCAGAACGTTTCCCATCTATATAACGGAGACTTTTTCGATCTGAATCTCGGAAACAACAACCTGACCTGGACAGACCCAGAGACAGGCCGAACGGTTTTGTTCCGTATTACACACCGAGATAAATTCTTATATTAAGAGAGGTGGACTATGCCTACTCCAACTATGCAAGTGTTTGATAAGAATATGCGGCGTGTTGGAACGCTAGTGGACTCTTATGACATTCAGCGCCGCCGCAGGATTAACAGTGACTACGAGTTAACTTTTATGGTCCCAATGACCAGCGAAGACTATAGGGAGAAGATAGCAATCAAGGGCCACGTTCAAGATGAGCGTGGTCAATTTTATGTCATTCAGTCTCGTAGCCGATCACGCGAGGGAAAAAAGCTGACTGCAAATATCTACTGCAACCACATCATGTTCAAACTTAATGATTACAAGTTTCCTTATGCTTCATACATTGCAGAAGCCTATGGTATCCATATAAACCAGCTTACAGACCTGATTACAGCTGCTACAGGCGGACGGTTTAAGTTCGTTATCCACGACACATTTGATTTGCACGATGTTAAGGACTTTGGGCGAGGCAATTGTCTTGAAGCGCTTAATAAAATCATTCAGATGTATGAGTGTGAAGTCGAGCCAGATAACTTTGTAATCAACCTTAGAAAAAAGATCGGGACTGATAGTGGGCTTCAATACAGACTCAAGAAGAACATCGTATCCAGTTCCTTCAAAGACAAAGGCGAGTCTCTAGTGACGCGTATGTTCGCTCAAATGAAGGACGGGCGAACTTTCATCGGAATGGATGCGTCCAAGCTAACCAACGAGGAACGAAGTTTGCTATCCGGCGTGCCGGGAACCATTGTAAACGGAAAGCTGGCAGTGAACTATCTGATATCACCATACGCACAATATTGGGCCAGTGATTCCGTGCCGTTTTATGATGGCGAGATTATAGAGCAGGACATAGAGGAACCGGAGGACTTGTTGAAGGCTACGCGGAAGGCTCTTGCTGAACAGGAGAATGTAACACTGGAGGTAACAGTATCAACAGCAGACTTGTTTAAAATTGATAACTCGGAACCGGAGCCACATTTGGGTGATGCTGTAATGTGTATTGATCCAGCAATGGATATGAACAAACTCAAAGCCCGAATCACAGAGCTTACAGAGTATCCGTATAGCCGTGACAAACATAGTGAGCCTACGATATCCAATGTCAATTTACGAGACTATGCGGATATCATTTCTGACCTTGAGCGGAACAAGAATATTATCAATAACTTGTTTAGTAATGGAAAGATCCGAACGGAAGTATTTGAATCCTTTGCAAAGCAGGCCGTGATTGACATTGATAATTCCAAAACGGAAATCAAGTACGATCAACGGGGCATCGTCTTGCAGGATCAAAGCAACGCACTGAACCAGGTTATTATGACTTCAAACGGCGTTGTCCTGACAACAGATGGAGGTAAAACGGCAAGAACGGCTATTACAGCGCGCGGGGTAGTAGCCGAGCAGATTGTCGGACAACTGGGTAACTTTGTATCTTTGGTTATTGGTAGCGGTAATAATGTAACCAAAATCAATACGAATGGAATAAGTGCAGGGAATGACGACTATACCATTGCGCCATTCCGTGTAGACATGCAGGGGAATGTTGTAGCTCGTTCGATTAAGTTGACTGGGCAGATAGACAACTCAGAAATGAATGCTTCAGATATTAGGGCTAGTACAGTTAATGCAAGTACCATACGAGGTAGTAAATTAATCGGTAATGAGATCGAGGGCGGTATTATTACTGGAGCTTTATTCCGTACAGCCAAGGAAGGCAGACGAATAGAGATAAACTCCAATGGCTTGACTGCTTATAACTCAAGGGGTGGGGAGTCCATTTCTTTAGGTCAGTATAATGATGGTGCTGCTCTTTTGTTTATGGATAACGGAAGTCCAAGAGGATCGGCTTACGGAGATTCAGATGGGTTCCATTTAGGGAATATGGCTGGAGTTTATATCAAATCCACAGATGACATGGTTTATTTTGACGGTGAAGTAGATTTCAGTAATGCGACAGTAAGCGGACTAAAGATAAGTGCCATTGAAGGCGTTCAGAACAAATTGACCAGTTTACAAAATGAAATTGGAGAAATTCGCGGCGATCTTTTTAGCGGTTTAATCATTAATGCAACTTTTGATCCTGGTACTAGAAATTTAAAACTATACAGTCAAGGAAGAACGGTAGTCACCGTTAATATTCCAGCAGGCGGAAGTTCTAGTAGCTCGACAACATGATGTTTACTGTATCTTCTGCCGATGGTAATATTAGGACATATATACTATGCAGGAGGTACGGTTAATGAAGAAATGGTCTTATTTGCTTAGTGGTGTATTGATTGGTGCGGTTGTTGCTACGGCTGGCAGTGCATTTGCGGATCAAATCAAATCTTTAGTCGGAGAGAAGGTCGCTGGGGAATATGTAGTCAAGGTAAATGGAAATTCACTTTCCGAAAATGCCATAGTCGTTGACGGGAAGGCGCACGTACCTTTGCGAGCTGTAACCGACTCTTTAGGAGTGAACTTAAAAGTGGATGGAAAGACAATTCAAATTGATTCATCGAATAATTCTTCTTCACAACAAGCAAATGCTGAAGTGAAAACTGTCTCAGGTAAATACCAAGGATGGCCTATTTCTAAGTTGGAAGAGAGGAAAGCTGAACTTGAGAAATTTGTAACAGATACAGAAAGTGACAAGGGAAATATGGTTAAGTCTCTTGAGATTTCTTCTAAGAAGACGGAATCTACTTCAGATAAGTTTGCGGAAATCAGAGAAAAAAATGTTGAAGAAACGAAGAAAAATATACAAGAAGCTGAAACAAATATAGCTAAATATAAGACTGAACTAGAAGAAATAGATAAAGCTATAGCTTCACTGAAATAAAATAGAAACGAATAGACCGTTAGCGGAGGCATTAGATGAATAAAAAGATGTATATGTTTATAGGTGCTTTACTTGGAGTACTGCTAGCTACTTCTGGTGGAGCTGCGGCAGATCAAGTGAAATCACTAGTGGGGAAGACTGTTGCAGGGGTATACAATGTGAGAGTAAATGGAACAACATTGTCTGAAAACGCTATTGCCGTCGATGGTACAGCGTATGTACCTTTGCGTTCGATCTCAGAATCTTTGGGGGCGAACCTAGCGGTGAAGGGGAAAACTATTGAAATTGCAACAGGAACTCCTTCTTCTAATGTGGTTGTTAAAGAGCAGTCACAAGCAATAGCTTTGAAAGATAACCCATATACCAATTGGTCCAAGGAACTAATTGTAAAGCACATTGGAACTGTGGAGGAATTGATCGAAATACTTAATAATAATATTAAAAAATATGAAAAGTCATTGACTGATATCGATAGAAAAATAGGTGCGGCGGGCCACGATCAAAGACTTATTGAGCGATTTGAAAAAAGCGCCACTAAGACAAAAAAGGAATTACAAGAATCCAAAGACAGTTTATTAGAGCATAAAAAAGAGCTAGAACAACTTAAAGCAGCATTAGCTACTAAATAAATATGTAGTAATCTAGCAGCAAACAAAAATTATATACTGTATACACAAAAGCCCTCTTAAACAGAGGGCTTTTACTCTTATATAAGGGAATTAGTATTAGACTGCACTCAAACAAAATAAACGGCAGCTATGGACGAGAAAATAAAATCCTAGACTGCCGTTTTTTTATTGAACTATTGTGTCCCTTTAGTCAATCTCTTCCCTTTTCATAAAGGTTGTTGTGCAAAGCTTTCTGTCGTTGAAATCATGTCTTACTCCAAGTCACTTTGTAAAATTCTAATCCCCACCGAGTTCAACCGTTTTCGTAGCGACACGGTCATGAAATTCCCGATCATGCTCCACGAATACAATGGTCGGCGTGTACTCAAGCAGCAGCTCTTCAATTTGCATCCGGGAAATCACGTCGACAAAGTTGAGCGGTTCGTCCCAAATATGCAGATGAGCCTCCTCACATAGGCTTCTCGCGATTAGAACCTTCTTCTTCTGACCGCCGCTAAACGCCGATATATCCTTCTCAAACTGGATGCGGGCGAAATCTAGCTTACGCAACACGGCCTTAAATAAGCTTTCGTCAATTCTGTGCTCTGCTGCATAATCGGAAAGCGTTCCTCGCAGATGAGAAGTATTCTGGGATACATAGGAAACGCGAAGCTGCGGCTCCCGCTGAAACGTTCCTGTATAGTGTAGCGCCTCATCGTTGAGCAGGCGAAGCAAGCTAGACTTACCTGAACCATTTGGACCTGAAATTGCAATCCGATCTCCTGGTTCGATCGTCAGACTAACGTTCTTGCAAACCGCTCTTTCCCCGTAGTAAATCGTGACGTGATCCAGTATCGCCAGTTCCGATTTGGGATACACGAGCTGAGAGATCGCAAGGCTTTCTGACTGTTCGATATTTCGGAGCAGTTTCGATTTTTCCTCTAAAGCGGCGTGTTGCCGCTGTTCGATGGATTTCGAGCGTTTCATCATTTTCGCTGCCTTATGCCCGACGTAACCCTTGTCAAGCTTGGAACCGGAATTTCGTGTGCCGTTTTTTGATTTTTCGGTCTCGAAAGACCAGCCGCTAGTACGTTTAGCAGAAGCTGATAAACGCTGTATGTCTTTGTACAGCTTTTCGTTTTGTGCCATTTCGAACGTGTCCTGGCGAGTTTTGTTCGTCCACCAGCTGGAGAAGTTGCCTTTTTGGATTTCGATATTCGTTTTGTTGATCGATAGAATATGATCCACGCAGCGGTCGAGAAAAGCCCGGTCGTGTGAAACAAGAATAAAACCGCGCTTCGTATTCAGATAATCGGCGACAAGCTTGCGTGCGTGCAAGTCGAGATGATTGGTCGGCTCGTCGATGAGCAGAAATCGATTGTCTTGGATGAATAGCACGGCCAGCAATACCTTCGTCTGTTCTCCTTGGGACAGCGATTCGAATGGCCGGTACAACACGTCTTCTGAAACCTTAAGCAGGTTCAGTTCGCGCATCAACTTCCAGTTCTCATAGTTTGGCACGATCTCTTCGACGACGTCTAAGGTCAAATACTCAGGATGTTCGACGGGAAACGGAAAATAATCAAAGGCGACTGGTGTGGAGATCGTACCGCTGTATTCGTACTTCCCCTGAAGCAGGTTTAAGAACGTCGTTTTCCCCCGACCGTTTCTCCCCGTAAAGCCCAACTTCCAGTCTGTATCAATTTGAAAATGAACATTTTCGAATATGGGGTCATAGCTGCCTGGATAGGCAAAAGTAAGATTGGTCACCTGAATGGCGGGCATGGCAATCATCCTTTCGTTTGGAAATAAAAAAAGAGCCGCAAGAAAGGTGCTTTCTTGCGGCTCTAATCCATACGAGGAAATACGGCCCCATTCCAAGGGGCCGTATGACTGTCCGGAGAGGGAGCGCAAACGAAACGCAGAGCTTTCTTGCAGAGATGAAATAAAACGACCACAGCCGATCGCTGAGTCCGTTCTTTTCGTGATCTCGAAGCAAGAAAGTCCTACATGTATCCGTTCAACTCCCATCATCAAATTACATTCAGTTTATCACAATGGTAATTTAACTACAACCTGCGTAGTCTCGTTCGTAGGTCGACATGCTCCTTAGGTTGATTACTGTTATTCAACTATCCTGCTCGTTCGTATTAGCTTAATAACATATGGGTTTTTAAAATCCGTAGCGTTATAGCAGCAGAACCAATTTAAGATATAAGTATGAAAGCCTCTGATAACTCAGGGGCTTATTTTGCGTGCAAAGAAAGGTGAGATCAGTAATGGATATACTTACAATTCACGGAGTAAGAGGGTTTATTGATGGTAACGGCACGGCGCAATTGAATTTAGAAGATGTTTCTCGCGGGTTGGGTTTTACTCAAAGAGCTGCGAGTGGAAATGAGGTTGTGCGCTGGGAGAGAGTAAATAAGCACTTGTCGGAATTTGGGTTCATCCCCACAAGTGGGGACGCTGATTCTTCCCAACAAGCTGGGAAAGGGGATTATATTTCTGAAAACATCTTTTACCGCTTGGCGATGAAGGCAAGAAACGAAGTAGCTGAAGCATTTCAGGCCAAGGTAGCTGATGAAATACTGCCGTCAATCAGGAAGCATGGAATATATGCTACGGACAATGTGATTGATAATATCCTTAATAATCCTGACTTTGGAATTGAACTACTTACTAAGCTCAAGGAAGAACGCGCTGCCAGAGTACAGGCGGAAAGGACAAATGCAATCCTAATGCATGTAAACAAAACGTATACGGCTACGGAGATTGCCAAGGAACTCGGATTTAAGTCAGCAATTGCGCTTAACCATGATTTAGGCAATCGAAAGATTCAATTCAGACAGAATGATACATGGCTACTGTACAGCAGATACGCAGATTGTGGTTATGTTGAAATCAAACAAGAAGTTCTTGATAACGGAAAAGTGATCTATCACCGTAGATTTACTCAGTTAGGTCGTGAATGGCTTTTGAAAATTTATAATAAGGAACAATCAAAGGCATCTGTAAGTTAAAGGTGTCTTTTTTGCTGTCCAAGGAGGTGATGAAACCCATGGCAAAAATAAAATCTACATTGGATATACAACTAGATCTAACCAGACCTGTTGAGGATTTGACTGAGGTCATTTCCGCTGTAATTGCTTCACAGCCACATAAACGTAAAGAAATACTTAAGGGGTTGGATATAGCTGTAGGGAATGCATTAGCAGAGATACAGACCCAAGAAGAAAAGGAACAGAAAGTAGACGATGATAGCTCAGGAAAAGTTTCCTGAACGGAGAGACGGGGGAAGTAAGGTGGATAAGTGGGAGGTTTTTAAGTTCAGTACTGCTTTAGGAAGCAGCGCTGTGACGTATTTTTACGGTGGGTGGTCGGGAGTATTGGGGGTGTTACTTGCTCTGGTCATTATTGATTATGTGACTGGATTATTTGCCGCTGGCGCAGAAGGTAAGAAGGGGACCGGACCCGGTTTAAAAAGTAAGATTGGTCTTATCGGTATAGCTCGAAAGGTATTTATTTTTGCAATGGTAGCAGTATCCCATCTAATTGATGGAGTCTTAGGCGATTCGCACCTATTCCGGGATGCAGTCGCCTATTTTTATATGGCAAATGAACTGCTGTCGATAGTTGAGAATGGTGGCAGGCTTGGCGCGCCGGTCCCGTCGATCATTCGGCAGGCTGTTGAGGTGCTAAAGAGCAAAGGCGGTAACCAGGGAGGAGATAGTAAGAATGATAACACTGGAGCAGATAAAGAAAAAATCTGATAAGCGCTTGAGCGGGCTTCATCCGGTTTTTAAGATGACTCTTGAAAAACTGATAGACCGCTGTTACGCCCGTGGAGTCTGGTTGTTAATTACGCAAGGATTACGAACGTATGCGGAGCAGGATGCTTTATATGCTCAAGGGCGTACGAAGCCAGGGCAGGTGGTCACTAAAGCACGGGGTGGATGCAGCAATCATAATTTTGGTTTTGCGGCCGATTTCGCGCTGCTGTTGCGTGACGGTCGTACGGTATCCTGGGACACCTTAAAGGACGATGATAAGGATTCGCTTCCTGACTGGAGCGAAGTCGTTGATGAAGCTAAAAAGCTTGGCCTTGAATGGGGCGGCGATTGGCGTAGCTTTAAAGATATGCCTCACCTGCAGATGGTCTTTGGAATTACGACGGCTCAATTTCGGGCGGGCAAGCACCCAACTCAGGCCCAGCTTGATGCAGCTTTAATGAAGATTAATAAAACGGAGGATGAGGAAATGACAGCAGAAGAAAAGGCAGCGTTTAAGGAGCTGCAAGCAATCGTTCAAAAGCAGGCTGACCGTATCAAAACGCTGGAGACAGCAGCTAAACAGCCTAAAGTACCAGCGTGGGCAGAACAAGCCTGTATCAACGCCAAGGCCTCAGGTGCCCTGGATACCGCTAATGATGGATCTTATGACTTTTACCGCATGGTCACGCTACTTGATCGAACAGGTATTTTCAACGGGAAAGGGGATAAATAATTATGATTGAACAATACATTACAACCATTGCACTGTCCGTTATCTGCTTGATTACTATCGGAGCTTTGACATTAGGCACGGTAGTATATCGCAAGCTCAAACCAATTTATGAGGCTCGTTTCAGTATTGAGCAGCGCAACCGGATCGGGCAACTGGCAGGGGATGCATACGCTTGGGTAGAGCGTAATTATGCTGGAGCTGGCGCGAAAAAGTTTCACGAGGCTGTTAAGTACCTAACCGTCAAGCTGGACCAAATTGGCGTATCCATCAAACCGGAAGAAATAGAGGCAGCCGTTCAGAAGGCTTGGGAAGAATTTAACCCAAACAAAATTAAATCAGTTTAAGTATTTACAGAATCACCCAAACCGATTATACTTTCCATATAAATCCGAAAGCATCGGTGATACCCTGCTGGCATACGCTGGTGGGGTGTTTTTCTGTTTTATAGGGGGAGGAATACATATGTTTAAATGGATATTCACCGTACTAATTACAATCCTATTAGCTGGTTGTAGTGTGCAACAACAGGAAGCAGCCAGACCCAGCAAAACAGACCCTGTAGCCGTTCCGGTAACCCAAGTATCGGCGGACACGGTTAAGCTGGAATTTCCGTCAGATCGCTATCCTGAAACGGCCCAGCACATCAAGGAGGCCATTGCAGCAGGTAAGTCACCAGTATGCACCATAGACCGCGAGGGGGCAGACCATAACCGTGAGTTGTCATTGAAAGGTGTACCCACCAAGAAGGGCAAGGATCGCGACGAGTGGCCTATGGCGATGTGCTCCGAAGGTGGAGAAGGTGCAGACATTAAGTACATAAGTCCAAAGGATAATCGTGGGGCAGGTTCATGGGTAGGCCACAAGTTGGAAGAGTATAAAGATGGAACGAAAGTGGAATTTATTATTAAATAAAATTCTCTTCCAATGTCTTTTGACAAATTTTATAAATGGACTTATCATTGTAATGATGTCCGGCCAAAATATAAAAGCTCCTAAAAGCATGCAATATTGCGATAAAGGAGACTGGAAATGAATAAATATTTCTATAGACTATTTGTCTTACTAATTAGCGGAGTATTATTGATAACGCTGGTGGGAATCCTGGGGAATAGTCTTCTGTTCTATTTTTTTATGAAGAGTTAAAGTGAAAATAATGAATGGGTACAAAAAGTATAAGAAGCTGTGTTATCGAAATTAGTTAAAAGATATTAAAGATACGCGATTAGACTTTTAGGGGTGTTTTGGTCGGCTCCCTAAATGGGGGCTGATCATGGCACCTTATAAACAAATATAATTATCTAATCGATTAGATAGTTGCAAAAAGAACTCTACTGGCCTTAATAGGTCGTTAGAGTTCTTTTTGTTTAAGGAATTATCAAGTCAAACACCGAATAGCTAATTAAGGGGATCAGCATAATCTATATATAGTATTTACAGAATCACCCAAACCAATTTTACTGATAACAACACATACGGAAGCACCGTTGTGCAATCCGAAAGCATTGGTAACACCCGACTAGCTAAGCTAGTCGGGTGTTTTGTGTATTTCTACAATTAAATTCAATAAATAAAGTTCAAAAATATGTTAAAGTGTAAAAAAGAACATAATTGTATAATAATTCAAGTTGTATTATTATTGTAAATATTGGTTGGCCAACCATACTTGCTAAAAATAAAACATAGAGGTGCTAACTTGAAGAGAATAGCTAAGTATTTTGCCGCAATTTTATCCGTTATTTTATTATTTAATATTTTTGGTTTGACTGCAAGTTCAGCTGAAGAAATTACTCATCAGTCTGAAGAAGTTACTAAGGAATATGACAGACAATTGGATAAAGTGTATGAAGAATACAAGGAAAATCAGTCTGGCGTTCAATCTGAATTTGATCAAAATCACATTACTCCGTTTGCAGCTCAACCAGCATCAATTGGTCATATAATTAAGTTTACAATACAACAACTTTTCAAAAGAGGTAGTTCTGTTGCTGTTCAAACCACAACAAGAAATGTTATAACAAACTTAACTAAACATGCCATTGAAGAAGCTATTAAAGATGGAATTACTACTCTTATGATTGACAATCTGCTTGAAGGCAAAGCATCCGGTATGCGAGCAGTTGAAAAATATGTTGATATTCAAACAGGAGCTCGTGTTGTCTATGACCCTAATAATAAAATAATAGCCATTTTGGATAATAGCGCGAATGATGTAATCACAATTTATAGCGATAACGGTAAGGACACTATTAATTATCGAGTAAATGTGAAAAAACGTTGGTTTAAGTCTATGTGGAATTTTAAATAAAGAGGAGAGAACAATGGCTATTCTTAAAGACAAAAATGAAGAAGGGACATGTGTTGAATTTACATTCAAATATCATATCCCGGGTGAACGTGAAGGGTGTCAGCTCAATTTTAAATACTTCAAATCGGATAAAAAGATATATGATTTGGATTTTGGGTGGACAAATATCACTGTTAAGAATTATATTGAAGCCACTTCGCAATTCCCCGTAAAAAGTTTAAATGGATCGTATTCATCATTCGAGAAAGATCTTTATGAGTTAAACTGGGAAGAGGTTGACTCCGGCACCCTATACAAGCTGAATTTTTACGGTTCTCAACAAGATTTCTGTCTTTTTGCTACTAAAGAAGCAATAAGACAGTTCGGTGTCGATTTGCAGGCGGATTGGGATCAGGCTCCATTACATTAAACTTAAAATTAAGGCTCGCTAGGTAACTGCGAGTCTATTTTTGTCGTTGGAGGAATTACCACATTATTCATCGAATAAATGACCGAGGTGATCAGCATGAACCATACATATAAAGTGTTAAAGTCGGATATAGAATTATTTGCAGCTGCATTAAGCCAGGTGAGAGTATATGTTGTTCAGCCGCTGGGTGAGGGTTTGATAGATATCGTGGACTACGGCGGACCGGTCGAGAAATACACACCGGAGTCGATCAAGATTAACGGATCTTATTTCTTCCGTAAGCAATTTGAATTTAGAGTAGATGTGAAAAAGGACTCCGCTGGTATGTAACCAGTATGGAGTCTTAAAAATTACAGATGCTTTTATAAAATATTTTAACAATCAAAAATCGACACATATATACATAATATTACAATATTAAGCATATTGAACCGTTGTGAAATGGGTATTTATTCTTATTCAATTCTAGTATATTTTGATTATAATGATCCTTTATCCATAATATTCAATTTTGTGGGTGTAAAATAATGAATAAGAATAGGAGATAATACGTGAAAAAGAAATTGAAAAGTTTATCTTTGTTAGGTGTAATAGCTTTATTGTCATTAGGTTCTAGTTCAGTTTCTGCAGAAAGTGTTACTGAAGCAACTTATGAGAAAGCGATCGACCCTTCGGGAATAGTAATTTTTGCAGAGGCTAAATATCCCGGACCAGGGACTTATTATGAGCCCTATATGACAACGAGAGAAAAATCTACAGATTTTTCTATGGAAGTATCTAATACTGGAGCGGGCACAACTTCGGTAACGAGAACGGTAAGTATACGCAAATTTGCAGATGTCTCCATTGGTGGTGAGACTGAGCTGAATGTTATGGCCCAAAAAGTTAAAGCATCTCTTGAGGTAAAAGCCGGAGTAGATTCTACTAAATCAGTTAGCATTACATGGTCTATTCCAGCGAAAAGTGTTTATACTATTAAAGCTGGGAGTGTAGTGGTAAAAACAAGTGGCTATATCGAAAGAGCTAATAGTTCTGGTGTGGTAGTTAGCAGCACTTATAACTCTGGACATTGGACTACTTCCGAGTTTTCCGATAGTGTATTTGTAAGAAGTTTGTAATAATTTTATAGGAAACCAATATCCAATCTGGTTTCCTTTTTTTATACTTCAAGGGGGTGACAGAGATCATTTTAAGAAAAACTAGTTTATGGATTTTAGTATTTGTAATTATAACTCTGGTTGCCTGTAGCAGTAATAATAAAGAGATGGTTACAGATAATAAAAAACTTAATCCTAGCAATAATGTAAACAATGGGACAACTAAGAGCAAAAGTGAAGCAAGAAAGGAAGATCAGAACAATGAAAAGAGTGAGCCTTTTTTAACGGGGACTCATTTTGAAGACCCTAACGCCTTTCTTGTCTATGATTTTAAAATGTCACACGATTCCTCTGATAACTCAGTTTCCTTTCGTGTAACTTATAAATTTGGAGACACGCCTAGAAAATATATATTGGAGGGTAAACATCCATATTATTTTTATATAAGTGTTCCAGAAAGTTTAGCTAAATATTATACTTTGCCTGAAACTATACCAGTGAAGGGTGAAGAATTAATTTCAGATGACGATAATCTGAAATACCAAGTTGATATCAAAGCCTCGCTAAAAAAAGAGTTACCAAAAGATGTTATTAGTTCTATAATTAATAAACCACAAGGATATTCCATAACTGTATTTGAAAATCCGGATTACCCGGCTAAGCGTATAGTAGGTGTTTATGAGTTTGTGAGCACACTCCCTCCTAATACCTAAATTTAATCTCAGATAGGGCTTATATTAGTTTGTAATAATAACTGGTATGAGTCTTTTTAATTTTCTACAATACGCCCGACATACCTTTCAGTATAGGATTCAGAAGATTAACATATTTCGGAGGTGCCATATGGTAAAAGGATTTGTAAGAGGATTAATTGTGTTTTTATTGGCATCCATTTTTTCCGTTCAGGGCGTTTACGCTGAACCGGCGGTAATCAGCCAACAAGCAGCTGGGTATACGTTGGAGTTCCCAAGTTCACGTTACCCTGAAACCGGAGCACACATTAGGGATGCCATTGAAGCCGGACATTCTGCTGTATGTACAATTGATCGGGATGAAGCTGAGGAAAACAGGAAGGAGTCTCTAAAGGGCTATCCGACTAAAAAAGGATATGACCGCGATGAATGGCCAATGGCAATTTGTGCTGAAGGCGGTGCAGGTGCAGATATCCGATACATAACCCCTAGTGATAACCGGGGAGCAGGATCATGGGTAAGTCATCAGTTAGATAAGTATGCTGATGGAATAAAGGTAAGATTTATAGTGAAATAAAGAAGAGAGACTCTAACGGTTAGCGGCCAATAGAGTCTTTTTTATACCCATTAAAAAATAATTATGCAAATATTTAGATTATATTTATAGATTAGCAAGTTTATGTTTAGACACATTTCCTCAATTAAATTATTCTTAGTTCTATTAAACATATTGGAGGATTACCTTAATGAAAAAAGCATGTATAACAATTTTATTTTTAGTTCTTTTATCTCTTCCGGTGTCGAATGCTTTTGCAGCCGAGACAGAGTATTCAGAAAATTTAATTCCAAAAATGACATCTAACAATTTGCCATCTGGAGTGGCAAGTGCGAGCAACGAATTTTCATACGCATATAGATCTTTTGATGGGGATTTTGCTACTATCTCTAGTGCTTGGGGATCTAACGAAAACACTGCATGGTTAAGATATGACTTTCCTAAACCTGAAGTTATTGAACAATACGTTATATATCCACAGACAACGGCAACCGACCGGGCCCCTAAAGATTGGACTTTTGAAGGCTCAAATGATGGGGTTACTTGGAACGTGCTAGACACTCAGTCAAATATCACAGAATGGGTAGATAGCACTCCAAAAAAATTCACTTTTTCTAATTCTAATTCATACAAGGACTATAGAATTAATATTACAGCAAACAATGGAAGTCAGTATATAACTCTTGGCGAATTAGAGATGATGTCTAAGGTCTCAAGTTCCACTCCTAACCCAGGAACAGAGGAACCGACTCCGAACGGGGATCGTGCAATTCTAGTAGTCACCATGACAACAGGATTGGAAAAAGAATTCGACCTAAGCATGAAAGAGGTCAATGACTTTATCGCATGGTACGAAGGTAAACAGGCTGGTTCTGGATCAGCATCCTATGCCATCAATAAACATGACAACAATAAAGGCCCGTTTAGCAGCCGAAAGGATTACATGCTATATGATCGTATCCTTACATTTGAAGTAAGTGAATATTCTAAATAAAATTGAAAAGCTCTGCTAACCTTATGGTCGGCAGAGCTTTTTGTTTTATTAGACTATAAACTCCGTAAACACCGGACTCCGCAGTAGCCCCGCCTTAGTCCAGTTCCGTATTTTAACGCGTGCTTTAATCTTCGGCTCCACGTAAACATACTCGCGATCCTCACCAGTTATTAACTGCTTGCTAACGCCATAGAACGCTTTTTTATGCGTTGGTGTGGCTCCAAACTCAATGATACCGGATGGACGCATCTTTCCACCACTCGATGTCGGAACTCCTGCCAGCCATCCAAACTCAGCTTTCCGATAACCTGTTATGAATACGTCGGCATAGGACCAGTTAATAACCTTCTGCCACGCGGCTGAACGGCGACTGACGTACGTACTATCCTTCCGTTTAGCAACTACGCCTTCCATATTGCGCGCTTGTATCTGATCGAATAATGCTTCCCCAGCACCTTCGATATAAGGAACAATCCCGAAATTAGCGTTAGGAAGTGTCAGTTCGGCGAGTATAGCCTTGCGCTCCATTAGTGGTAGAGAGCGTAAGTCTTCGCCTTTATAGCTCAGAATATCGAATACAACGAATGTAACCGGCAGGGAAGCGGTTAGTTGCATGATCTTGTCCGTTTTCTTCGCCTGGAAGCGTGACATAACGGATTCAAAATCGGATATGCCAGCCATCGGATCAACGCAGGCAATTTCACCATCCAGTACGACATCATAGGGGAACAACGCGCTAGATATCTCAGGATACTGGCGCGTGCAATCGTTGTTATGGCGCGTGAATAAGCGTACAATGCCGTTCTGTTGCGAATATATTAAGCGGTGGCCGTCTATTTTCGGCTCAAAAATATAACGCGAATCTGAGAATGGACCCGCTGCTGTTTCAAGTAACATTGGAGAAATAAACAATTAGACCACCTCAAGTTAATTATAACGCTCATTTATGCAGTAGTAAGGCGGTAAGTATTGGAGAGAAAAAGCTCTGCTAACCTTAATTGGTCGGCAGAGCTTTGTGTTGAAGGGATTACCATACCGTTCATCGAATAAATTATTGAGGTGATCAGCATGAACCATACATATAAAGTGTTAGGGTCGGATATAGAGCCGTTTGCAGCAGCATTAAGCCAGGTAAGAGTATATGTGGTACAGCCGTTGGGTAAAGATTTGATAGATATTGTGGATTACGGTGGAGTAGTGGAGAAGATTACACCGGAGTCGATTAAAATTAACGGATCTTATTTCTTGTGTAAGCAGTTTGAATTTAGAGTAGATGTGAAAGGCTCAACCGGGTAACTGGTATGAGTCTTACTAATACCCAATAAAAAATAAATATGCAAAAATATAGATTATATTTATAGATCAGCAAGTTTATGTTTAGACAATATGAGAGTGTTAATCTATCTTTATGGATATAGAAGATATTCATAGGGGGCTAATAATCATGTCAAAGAAATTTTTGACTACCGTTCTAACTTTTTTTCTAATTAGCATCATGTTACTACCATCAGTTACACATGCAGCAACTAAAACAGTCGAGGGAATGCTTGGGTTTTCACCTCCAGATGGAACTACTGTAAAATCTAGCAGGAATTATACAACGGATTTCAATGCAGAAAAGGCAATTGATGGAAATATACAAACGCCTTGGAATGCCGGGACCTACAAAGGAAATATTGAATTAAATTTTCCAACTGCTATTGAGTTTAATTTTGTCCATATCACCACTAATGCATCACCACCAAGAGCAGTTTCATATACAATCTACGGACTAAAAGAGGGTAAATGGGTTCAAATAAGCGAAAGTATAACTCATACTTTGAAAGCTGCAAATACAACGCCACCCCCTATTAAGGTAAAGCAGGGCGCGTATAGTGGTATAAAAATTGATGGAGATGGTGGTTCGTCTTGGTTAGCAATTACCGAAATCACTCTGGGAACGTTTGAAACCATAGATCTTACAGGCCAACCACAGAATGCGTCTGCTAACTTGAACTGGAATACAATTAAAGAAGCTACGAACTACAAAATTAATTATGGAACCCAATCCAATAAATATTCTGACTCAATTTCTGTAGAAAAAGATTCAGAAGGTAACTATGTCATTCCAAATTTGACGAACGGGACGACTTACTATTTTCAAGTAGTAGCTATTTTTAATGGAGTCGAGACTGTTGTTTCTAATGAAGTTGCAGTTACACCAAATGAAGCTAAAACGACTGAGCCGACAACACCTGACAATCCTTCAACGGGGGAGCCAAGTAAACCAAGCGAACCTGGTACAACAAATCCTGGCGAACCATCGACTGGTGAGCCTACTAATCCTCAATCACCATCAGGTAACCGCGCTATTTTGGTAGTTACTATGACATCAGGATTGGAGAAGGAATTTGACTTAAGCATAAAAGAGGTCAATGACTTTATCTCCTGGTACGAAAGTAAGCAGGCTGGTTCTGGATCAGCATCCTATGCGATAAATAAGCATGACAATAATAAAGGTCCATTCAGCAGCCGTAAGGACTACATGCTATATGATCGTATCCTAACATTTGAAGTAAGTGAATACTCTAAATAAATTAAAAGCTCTGCTAACCTTAATTGGTCGGCAGAGCTTTTATCGTTTCTAACAGGTCTGTGTTAGGCTAGCATATATTTCGTTTTAGCTTCTTCATATAATTTGCCGAGGTTACGAAACTCTATTGTCGCCCTTTACCATGTTGAAAATATGTTTACTATTTAATATTTTTCGTATATATTAATATTTGGAAATTAGTTTTTCACAAATATTTCCTACAAAACTAGATTGAATTAACAGAGGAGATTATTTCAATGAGCATTTCATTAAGAATAGAACGCAAATCCGGTGGTGAACCAATCGAGTTTGTAAAAGGTGAAATCATTGGCTTTACTTATAAGAATAATAGTTCCATAAACCTTTCAGCTAAGTCTCCAAACTTGGCTCATTCGCTACATATTCGAAGCAAAATTCCGCTTCATTCGCTTCCTTCAGTTATAGACAATGCGGATAATTCCAACATGCTGTATACATGGGCAAACACAGAATATAAACCTGATAGTGAGGATTACTATCGCAAATGTAATATCCAAATCGTTAGAAATGAAAACACAATCCGAGATATTACGTTTACACACGCTTATGTAGATAAGTATCAAGAACAGATTGATACCAGCAAAGAGATCCTTGAGTTTGAACTTGTTTTAAAACAAAAAGAAGATCAATTGGGAAAAATTCAATACAGTCCTCAGTTAGAACCTAAGGAAACAAGAGAAAAGGATCAGTCTGATGTCTCGCCAAAAGTACTGGAAGGTGCATATAGTAAGAATATGTTAGTGTATGCAGGAAATAATACTTTTCCGTTTGAAAATCCTATGGTAGAACTAGAAAAGACTTGGGTACGAGGCGTAGAGAAGGTAAAAGATTCGACAGACACTGTAATACATTTTCCTGATCGTAAAGCATTTACATTAGTAGCTGTTCCTATAGCTCGAAAGAAGTACGGGGACATCACAGCCAATTTACTTCAACATTCCCTTGATTACAAACCAGGACATTTACACTTTAACGAGTGGTCGTATGAAGCGCAGCAAATTAAAAAATCCAAAGAACATAATATGTATGTAATTGATAAAGCAGTACAAAAAGCTAACGACAAAAAAGTTAAAAGTTTTTCAAGTGATGGGTCTATTGCAATTGAAAGTGACAGAGATTTGTATAACGCTTTTCACAAAATGAAGTACAAAATAGATGGAACATATGTAAAAGGACAATGGGAAATTACTACAATATATTATGATAAATATAATTTTGAATATAATTTTAAACAAATGTTTACTGGGGACAACAAACTCGGTTGGGCTGCGGCCAATCTAACAAATTTAATGGAATCATGGGGAACACTCAATGAGTATACATCTTATGTTACAGTAACTGATACAAAAAAGGCTTGGAAGTGAGGTGTGAATTGCAGATGAAACGCAGATACAAGATTTACATCTTGATCTCTCTACTAGTTATAACTACTACTATAATTTATCTGGCAAATTCTGGAGACGACACGATGAGGAAGTACCCTTATGGAAAAGATACGTTAGAGTTTTTTGGAGATGGGACTTTTCAGATTTACAGGGGGGAAGGAGCGGGTGAGCCTCCAATACTATACACTCATCAAATTGAAGCTCCTAATTCAGTGATTGATAACGTTCTGTCTTATAAAATAGAAAAAAATATCGTATATGTGGTTGGTGAAAATAGCTTCATTAAATTGGACTCAAGTACCAACACATATGAGAAAAAGAAACGGATTTCCGACTTTACTTCCAAAGATAGAGAGATATTTAATAAATTAACGGAAAAATAGAAGCTATCATAAACAAATGTGGTAGCAAGGGAGATTTAACTTGTTCACAAAGGTTAACTTAACATGCGCTTTAGTTGAGCTATTGTTATGTAAGTATTCTAAATTTATAAAGAATGGTTACCACCAGTGGTGATATTATGATTATTAAAATTGAAGGTTACTTTTTTCAGAATTTGATTACTGGTCCCCTATGCACACAAGAAGAACTATATCAAAAGTATATACAAGCAAAAATGCTGAGTCTTAATATTAGAGATTTACCTGATATATTTTGTCGACTTCATAATTTTGATCGATTACGTTTTGAAGATGACACAGAGGTTGGTTTCGTGATTGATACAGATACGGACAGGATATACAGACCGATATATTGATGTTTAAAGCGGTTTATCCAAAAGATATGTTCCTATCTCCTTTAATTACAAGTAATGAAGGACTCACATAACTAGCTAACGGAACAAAAAAATAGATACATAATAAGGAGAGGTCTTATAGCGGTGGGAAAATATACTTGTCCTTGCTGTGGTTACAAAACCTTAGACGATGAACCGCCTGGAACCTATGATATTTGTGAAATTTGTTTTTGGGAAGATGATGGTATTCAGTTTGCAGATCCTGATTATGATGGAGGGGCAAACATAGTATCTTTAAGACAGGGCCAGCAAATTATAAAGTATTTGGCGCTTGCGAAGAAAAATGCATAGAGTTTGTGAGAAAAGCCTTAGATAAAGATATACGCGACCCGAACTGGGAACCCTATAACTAACTGGAACGCTAGTTCAAAATTGAATTCTATTAATTAAACAAGCTCGGGACCTACCTGGGGCTTGGTTGTGGTATAATCTGGATTGTGCGACAAAACGGCTATAAAGGGCGGTCGGCTAATCTCCCGGAAGGGAGGTGACGCCATGGAAGTTAAAGACACGCTGATGTTGATGATTCAATTCGCAACGTTGGTGATTCTGATACTTTCTTTCCATAAACGGAAATAGACCGCCCTGGCGAGGATACGGTCTATTTCTGGATCAAACCTCAATTGCTGACCGCTCTTATAGCGGTAAGTCGTACAGGGGAGCGGTAGTAGCCGTTCCCTTTTTCTATTCTTATGTTATCATATTCATTTTATACAGGCAATGGAATTACCTCTGTTGACAATAGTCATAATGGTTATAGAAATATTAAAACCCCGGATTGCTCCGGGGCTCTTTGTGCATTACTTCTTCTTTTCAGTAATTTTAAGACCGACTTTCTCTTTTGCTTGCATTAGTTTAAGAACACCTTGCATTGTGTCCTGATCTGCTAATTTGATATTCTCTTCGAAGTCATTCATATAACTAGGTTTTTGTTCATCAAGATATGAGAGTACTGAATTAAATGCTTCACTTTTAGAGTAATAGGCAGTTGCCAAGTGTCTTTTGGATTGTTCAAGAAGATCTTTAACCTCAGAAGGCAAAGCATTTGGAACTTCAAGCTCATTATATTGTGACATTAACGATAAAGCTGTATCTTTTGCGTCCTTAGTTGATCCATATACCGTCAACACGTCAGTCTTACCTTTACCTAAGGAATCCATGTCTGATTTATATTTATTGAATACAGTTGCTCCACTGTTCTCAACACTAAAAAATGTGTTCTCAAAATTAATAACCAGTTGCTGCTTCATTTTTTTATCTGCTGCTTCTTTCTTAGGATCAGAAACAGCGACAGGCGTTTCAATTTTCTTTTCTGGTGTGGATTTCTGCGTGGCATCTACCGGAGTGGATTGTTTTGTACCCGTATCACTAGCGTTCTTATTCTCTTCTTTATCTTTACCCATATTACCTATTCCGCTAATCACAATAACAATAATGACCCAAAACCACCACTTCTTATAAACAGGTTTCTTCAAGCTTTTTTTCTCCCCCTAATGGATCAGTAATATATTCCATATATAGTCTATCAGACCTAGGAATATTTTTCTAGCAAAAAAGTTTTAGATACAGCATGCAAAAAGTCTTGTCTAGAACATATGTTCGGAATATAATTTCTACATAACACATCAGGAGGCTACATACATGTCGAAAAAATTAGAAGGTAACGGCTTATGGGAAAGCAGTCGGATTATCATACCAGAACACAAGGAAGCATACTTAAAACTCATGCAAGACCGCCAGCGGAGAGGCAAGCCGGAACTTGACGATCAGGAAGTCCGGTTGATCGAGCAAGCGCTTATAGAGTCCTACAACACACGTCAACCTGTAACACTGGTGGTTTTTAGCCCGTTCGATGACGAAGAACTCAAAGGTGTAATCACGTCTATAAATACTGCTCGCAGGGAAGTAAAACTGTTTCGTGGCGAAGATGATTATAGTTGGATCAAGTTGGAGGATATTATTTCAGCAAGTATCTAGCAGATAAATCTAGAGAATAGTAAAATATCCGTGCGATTTTTGTAATAAAAGTATATATATTGGAAAATGTTCATGGTATATTTATCCTAGAACTAAATACCTAGGGGGATATCATGAGAAGTAATGGAAAGGGAAAAATCATAGGAATTATCTTTGCAGTAATTGTAGCTGTTGCAATTATTAAGTATTTAGGATTGCTTATTATAGCAGGAGGGCTTGGCTACTGGGGGTATAAAAAATATCAGAATGCTAAGAGAGAAAATCAGAAGAGTAAACTAGCCATAGTTTTATTTTCACTTGCCGGGATTTTCTTTTTAGCGTTCATCGGGAATCTAACGAATGTTAAGCAGCAGGAATTAGTGAATAAAGCACCAGCTGTTCCAGCTAAAGTAGAACAAACTTCTGTGGTACCTACTACAACTAAATCTGAGCAAACTTCAAACATTGTTTCTACCTCAGCATCTAACGAAAAGGCGGATTCTGAACAACCAAAACGTATTCCTATAACTTTAATAGCGGGAACGGATGGAGATACATTTAAAGCATCAGTTCAAGGGAAAGAGGAAAAGATTCGACTACTCCTAGTAGATACGCCAGAAAGCGTAAAACAGGGTACACCAGTCCAACCGTTCGCAAAAGAAGCTTCGGCTTTTACGCTGAAGCAATTAAAGCAGGGTAATCTTTCCCTAGAGCTTGATGTTTCAAAACGAGATAAGTATGGTCGTCTACTTGGTTATGTATGGGTTGGAGATAAGATGTTGAATGCAATGTTAATCGAGAAAGGTTATGCTCGGGTGGCCTACATAAATCCTCCAAACGTTAAATATGTCGATCAATTCAAGGAGATTCAAGCTACTGCTCAAAAGAGTGGAACAGGCATCTGGAGTATTGAAAACTATGCGCAAGAAGATGGATTCAATCAGAAGGCAGCTCAAAAGGCAACTGCAAAGACTGAATCTAAAAGTAATGATTCAAGTGTAAAAGAATCTAAGCCTAAAGTAGTTACTCCTAAAAAGGAAGTCGTCCAAACTTATTCTGAACCAAGAGAATCATCAAGCAATGTATACTATAAAAACTGTTCTGCGGTTCGTGCTGCTGGTGCCGATCCAATTTATGAAGGTGAACCAGGTTATAGTAGGAAACTGGATCGTGATGGTGATGGAGTAGCTTGTGAAAGATAATCTTTGTTAAAAACTATTCCTCGGTGCATATCCGAGGAATTTTTATGATTTCATTAATTAATACTACACTCTACAAAAAGAGGGATGAGAATTTTGATTGAGATTAGTATAGATGAAAAGGAAGCGAAAAAACTTATATTGAAAAAAGTTTCGGAGTTGGTGGAAGTAGTTGATGCTGAATATATATTTTGGGATACAAAAGAATTGAAGAAGAGAACTTGTATGAGTTGGAATGCAATCCTCGATACCTTTTTTTACGATCCGAGATTTATCAAACGGAAAATAGGGAGGAAATGGTATTTTCCGGCTCGTGAAACGAGAGCCTTCTTAGAACAATGGCTTTTAGAACAATAGATATTTTAAGAGGCTTGTCTATAAGGTTATTTTTGCTTGAATTTTATATAACTTCACGTAAAAAAATTACCTTACATATGCACAATTTATACCAAATTACACTGCTAATTGGATTGCCACTCATTGGTAGCAAATGTAGTATTAAAAGTGTGCTTGTTACCAATTATGCGAAGGGGTTATGTGATATGTGGGAGCCTATAAGGTTCTTGCTTTTTTCAACTGTAGAAACTTTTGCAGCGTTCGTTTTAATGTTAACTATTTTCAGAGTTAGGGCATTAGACTATGTATGGCCTGCATTGTTTATTGGATTAATAATGAATTTGCAGAGCTTTATTTTGAGGGAAGAGACATCGTTATCTTTCTTTGCTCCAACCATAAACATTATATTGTTCACATTATTGATAACCACTGTTGTTAGAATGCCAATTATTTGGGCAGCTATAATATCCATTACAGGCACATTTCTATATACGTTATTCCAAGCGGTAATTATATTGATGCTCTTTGGTACATTAACAACTGAAATGCAGACTTCAGCAGAAGGATCATTGGCGCAAGCAGTAACTAGCGCATGGGTGTTAGCTGTTTCGTGGTTTCTGTATAAATTTAATATAGGCTTTACAGCAGATTATGAAAATCTCCGTTTTAGGTGGGAACATGTACTTGTTGTTATCTTAATAATCGGGGTACTAGCTGCTTGTACATTTATGTTTTACTTTAACAATTTCTTTCTGAGTATTTTATTCATAACCCTAGCATCTGTAATGTTTTTGTATTATGCATTAAAAACGGAGCGTGATTACCATAAAAAGTCTTGACTCCATCGCTCTAGATATAGCAACACACATCAAAACTGTTGTCCCCGATCATCCAGCACCCGTAAATGTTTTAAAACATGGGATAGCCGTTACGATCAACACAGTTTCAATTGTTTTGCTAACTATTGGTATTTCAGTTTTTACGGATAAGATACAAGAAGCTGTGCTGGCAATGATATCTTTTTCGATGCTACGTCAAACTGTAGGAGGCATACATTTAAAGAGCAATATAGCGTGTATTATTGTATCTACAGTTCTACTTACCGCTTTATCTTTTGCAAGTTTTAATTACAATTGGATCGTCATTACTTCGATAATAAGTATTGTACTTGTCTTGGTTTACGCACCATCACGGCTAGAGGGGAAGACACGCATATCAAAGCGACACTACCCATTGCTAAAATTTTCGGGAGTTGCAATTATTGCACTTAATTTGTGGTTGGCTTTACCGGTAGTAGGCGCTAGCTTTTTTGTTCAGAGTTTAACACTAATAGGAGGAGGTGTGAGAAATGAAGAAAAACAAACTGAGTAAAGTAAAGGCTGGTATGTATTACAATATTGCTGCAATGCTAACAACACTTGCTGTTGCGTCAGTTAGCACAGCAAGTCTTTCTTGGATTCATAGCCCCGAGCCACCGAAAGAATTGTTGAAATAAGCGAGGAATGACAAAATGCTAAGTTTAACAGTATCGGCAGACCCTGGAGGTATTGATCAAGGCGAAAACGTACAAGTGGATAAGGTTCTTTTTATATCTAAAGGGCGTAAGAGAGACCAGATTTTAGTTCACACAATTGAAAAGACTTACTACATGATTGGAACCCTTAGACATTGGGAAAACTTTTTGAACAGTAACGGATTCCGTTTTTTGAATGTGGACAGAAGTAACACTCTTAATGTAGAAAAAGTAAAAATCGTTAATGGTATTTTCAAAGATGCTTACTTTGAGTGTGATATAACAAAAACCTCAAAAAGGTGCCCTATTGCGTATCATCGGTTTGAAGAGGTTATAAAAGAGATGGGTTTCATTAATTCAGACATAATATTCACGGGAGTTGCTACTAGATAGCAACTCTTTTTTTTGTTGAAAATATTGTATTTAAATGTCGAAAAATGATACACATCCAGCGCCTGAATTTATGTTGCCAAAGAACCTAATAATGGGATTTAATATATGTTAGTGGATATAATTCTTAAACAAGGAATAAAGTAGAGGAATGATGAATGTTATTGCTCCGAATATAATATGGGAAAAGTGATTACTAATTACTACCCATTCGTATAGATCTTTCATCCTACAACCGAAGAATTGAGCAGCGTGTACATATCTTTTAGATTTTATTACCGTCATTTCTTAGAAGTGAGAAATAATGCGCTGTGGTCAGTAGATCTTCGCACATATTCCGTTGGGATCCAACTTTTCTGTTTTAGAAGGAAGTAAATAAGATTTTAGCTTGTCAGTAAACAACGATTTAATTATACGATTTAGGAGAGGTCTATTATGGTAATTTTATTAAATGAAGAAAACCAGATGAAAATCAAAGGAAATGATACTTTTACTTATTCTGTTGAAAACGGAGGTATTAAGGAAGTACAAGTACAGTCAATAGTGAATGAAGTTTGGAGATATGGCGGGAAAGAAATATCACACGAACAACTCATAAAAATACTAAATCACATAAAAGTTCTTGCATCACAAGGATAAAAAAATAGCTTTAGCATATGACCACTAAAGCTATTTTCTTGACCGCATTTTGACCGCGCTTTTTAAAGATTTAAGTGTATTTGAAAGTATATTGATAATCTGAACATAATATATTTTGCAGTATACTCAAGAGAGAAAATATGTTGAAACCCAAAGGAATACTGAGTGCTTTTGTATCGCACCCAAGTACATCAATGGGAACGCGATCAATATCTGACTCTTTACTAAAATGGGAAATCCCTTGGCGCTCTAAGCGTTGAGGGATTTTTTGTGTGTGGTAGGTAAAAAAATTTATTAAGTTGATTTATAATTGCCCCCTAATTGCCCCCCAAAATTTTTATTATCAGAATAAATTTTCAGTAACAGACTCATAGTTCTCCATGCTATTCATCTCTATTTTTTTGGAGATGTGTGCATAAACGTCGGCTGTTATTTGGATGCTACCATGTCCAAGCCACTCCTGTACATACTTCATTGTAGCCCTAGCTTCAAGTAGCAATACCGCATGATTTTATATATGCGTTTGCCCGAACAGAAAGCATAACGCCAATCGCTTTCAAGGGAAAAAATTTCAAACTAACGTTGAATGCAAAATATGTGTTGGATGTCTTGAAAGTCTTAGAAAACGAAGTGACTACACTCGGGTATACTGGCTCTTCTAAACCATTCACTCTCGAGAGTGACAGGAAGCTATGGATAAGAGACAGATTTCTGTTTTTGAAAATATGCTAAATGATATTTTAGGAGCTTCAGCTAAACAGCAAGTGTCTTTTGGATAAGGACATTTTGAGGATTGAAAACAGATAGTAGAACTTACAGGAATATAACCAAAAGTCCACATGTTAAAAAGAAGAACCCAAAGAGAATCGATACAGAGCCTCTAAATTTCATGTCATCAATGTAAGCATCACTTGGTTCTGAGTCCCCTTTGATCTTCCAGGCTTCGTTTGCACGCCATCCCCAAGTGGGATTTCGTTTACTTAAAATACCAAGCGAGAAAAAAATAATCGCAATAAGAATAAGCATGAATCCCATTGGATCAGCCCCTTTAAGTAAACTATACCAAAAAAGAACGATAGATGGAAAGTATCGTCCCTCAAGGAAAGATAGAAGAAAAATAAGAGGGCTTTGCCCTCCATGTGATGGTGCAATTTTAATCTGAGTAGGCAACAGCATTAAAACTCTCTATTCCTATTCGGGTAGCATCTGCTGTGCAAAATAGATATAAGGTATCCACCAATTTATTTGATGGTGGTAGAGGGACATTGTAATCGGAAGCATTTATGGTGACGACCTGTACAGCGTTTGGGTTTGCTTCGGAGACACTTACAGAGTAAAGGGCGTAAGCAACAAGCGAATCGAAATTGCCTCTAACAATGGAAAAAGAAATAACGGAGTCAAATGGTGGAGGGGTAGGAAATGCAAGCTCAGCTATCCCGGATAATTGTACACGCATGTTTTCCCCTGCGCCCGTTACATCTAAGCCAAGCTCAGCAATGGCAACGGGAGTATTGGCTGGCAAGGGAATAGAGATTGTATTACCGTAACTTGCGTTTTGAGATGTTCGAGCATCTAACAATCTAGTCATTATCTCATCTCCCTTTTTGGGTAAAGGATTTGCAAGCTGGAAATATAAAAATACAGACAGTGTAGGATTTGGACCGGTTAATTGAACTGGATATTAAGCTTCAGAAGGATGAGCTGTAATAATGCTAACACGATAGGGTCAGACCTATGCCTATTTTCCCGAAATGAAGTCAACAGCCCAATCTTTTTGGTTAATTGCACAATAAGCTACTTTGACTAGACTTTGGAGGTGACCATTAATTATGTTTCGACATTATTGTTGGCAGAAGAGTATGCATCGGAGAAAATTTAGAAGATGTGTAGTTAAAAAAGTCAAAGTGTTACCGAAAGTTATTGTTAAAGGGATCCGAGGACCTCAAGGACCTCAAGGACCTCAAGGACCTCAAGGACCTCAAGGACCTCAAGGACCTCAGGGACTGCCGGGTCCACAGGGAGTTCCAGGTGCTCAAGGCCAGCAAGGGCTACAAGGTTTTCAAGGAATTCCCGGACCAACAGGACCAGCAGGAGCAGTAGGGCCAGCAGGACCAGTGGGACCGGCAGGAGCAGTAGGGCCAGCAGGAGCGGTAGGACCAGCAGGAGCAACGGGGGCAGCGGGACCTGCAGGCGCCGGTATAACAGACTTCTTAAGTGTTTTCCGAGCAGATCCTGGCACGGGAACTGACACAGTTCCGGGTAACTCACCAATTACCTTTACTGGAGTTTTAGCTAATGTTGGTGGTGCATTTACTTTCACTCCTCCATCTACAACGATAACAATCAACGAAACGGGGAGCTATCTAATAAATTTTACAATTCATAACCAAGGTGATGCTGACTTTAACCTTACCGTAAATGGAATCCCTGTTACCCCTGTTCCCTTCACGGGTAACGGTGGCGGACCAATTTCGGCAGAAGTCATTATTACTGTAGGGGTCGTTCCTACAACTATTCAATTGGTAAATGCAAATGCAACCCCAGCCCAACTTCATAACTTTACCAATACCACTCTTACTATATTAAAGTTGACTGTTTAAGCCATTCTTAATGATATATAGAACATCATATGTAGCCGCCTTAGAAAAGACTGTACGATTTCCATCGTCAGTTTGTCTAATTCCACTCATATTAAGCAGACGCAATTGTGTAGCATGGCAAGAGAATGTAGTGGCAGTAATAAGATCCATTAAACACTACCACTACTCCAAAGCCTATTTTCAAAGTTGAACTGGATAACATTGTAAAAATTATATTATTCAGACATAGAAATATGAATGCTAAGAAGGTAAGGAAACTTTTCCTACCTTCTTTTTTATTGTGACAAATCGGAACTATTGCTTTGATCCGTCAGGTACGACAACTCATGAGCGGCAATCAATATAAATTTTCTTTTTTGTTTAGTCGCGAAAAATGGGAAGCTACAGAAGAACGGGCCGAGGTCGATTGGCCTAAAGTTGAGCATTGCATAAGGAAGCCTTTAACCTTGTGTGGGTAGAAGGACTGACGGAGGAAGTATACGAGAATGTAGACAAAGAGGGCATTAAGGAGTTGGATGGCCTCTTAGAACGATTTCTATAAGGAGTTGTTTCCACCTGATGAAGATTATGAGCCTACGACGAAGAAGAGCAAGAGGTTCCTGAGGATGATCGGAAAATAGACTGGATAGAACTTTGGGCTTTATGCGTGAGTAATGGTATTTCTGATTCAGAACGGCCTAATATGACCATTCCAACGATTAGAGCGCTCATGAAGGCCAAGAACAGAAACCGGGAATTCGAAATCATTCTCCACGGTGGTAAGTTGGAAAATAAAAAACCGAAGAAGGCCAAGTCACTATCTGATCTAAGTAAATTAAGAAGCATCCACAATCATGAAGTGACCCCTGTCAAGTAGACAGCTATCAAAAAGCAATAATTAAGCAGCCTGAAAAGGAGTCAGGTTGTTTAGTTTCTCTTGAAAGCGTTCATGGTTGTAGAAATGGATATACTTTTGAACAGCATGCTCCACCTGTTGAGCTGAATGGAAGGAATGGAGATAGAAACACTCGGTTTTAAAATTGCTGAAGAAGTTCTCTATACATGCCTTGTCCCAGCAGTTCCCTTTTCGGGACACCTGTATTCCGTATCGCTTGAGCAGGTTGGTATATTGGCGAGAGGTTGAAATCCTTGGTCGCTATGTAGTATAACACCTCGAGCATCTTGTCGCTTCCTTGCCTTTTTCACCGTAACTAACACCAGGCTCAAATCGTTTCTGCGGCTGATCTGTTAGGCAACAATTACGTTGTTAAAAAGATGCTGAATCGCGGAAGGGTAGAGTCTCAGTCCATTGAACATTAGGTAAGTGATGTCTATTACCTACTTCTTATTCGGCTGGTCAGCCTTAAACTCCTAGTTCAGATGATTGCCAGGAATGACGTAGGGTTCTTTCTTGCAATAATAGGGTTTTTTCCTACGAATGATCGCATTGATCCCCAGTTCACCATAAGTACGTGGCTTATGATTCATATGTATGCTGTAGATTTAATTCAATTAAACCTTTACCCTGCGGTAACCGTATATTCCCTTCAGTTCCTCGTCACATGCCATGATTTTTAGCTTCATAGCTTCATCTTCCCGCTGTTTGGGTGAAACAAACATCTTTCATGTTATCCACTTATAAAAACCACTTTTGAACACTCGGGCCAGTTTATATAGTAGTACTATGCTATGTCCCTAACTAAGCAATTCTTGGATCACCGCAAACTTTGTACTCTTGGGTACAGCCTCCATTCCTCCGTTGACATCTGCAAGAGCTTTTTTAGCATTTCATTTTCTGCTTCGAGGCGTTTCAGCTTGACCTCCGGATCTTCGGGGCGTGTTCGAGGTCTGCCGATGCCTGGCCCTTTTGCTATGTCTCGTTTTCCTCTAGATCTTTCATTCCCTCGGCTTTAAAGTGTCTCGCCCATCGGCGAACCAGCGAAGCGTCAATCTCCATTTCTCGTGCCACGTTTTTATATCCGATTCCCTTTTTGAGGTACAGATCCACTGTCTTTATCTTGAAGCTCACATCGTAAGTTTTTCTTATTTCTCCTATAAAAAAATCCCCTCCATAATAGACAGATTAGATGGCTTGCTCTTTTCTGTCTACTATGAGAGGAACATATCACACTTGGAGAGGTTTTTACTTTTGTACGAATGAAAGGAGCCAATTGGGGGCCAGTGCAAGCCTAATATATGTATATCTCAGATTGCGAAAACATGAGAAAAGGAAATAATATGATGAAGCGAATCGGAGTTTTTTTATTGATATCACTGCTGCCAGCACTCGCTATTTTATTCGTATGTGGTTTCCATATAAGCGGATTGATTTTACTTTTTTCATTGATCTTACTGGCATACATGTATGTGCTTATAAATGAACAGATTCATTTTGCTCAATACGCAAAGTCCTCTATGGAAAGATTTAATCGTGACGTAGAATAATTTTCTTCTTGTAACTATAATAAGTGGTTTCAACAATGTTCCTAACTACCTCGGCTTGTTTAGAAATTACAATTTTCTCCGGGATATATACCTCCACCAGGGCCTAATAGTTTTGTCTGGCAGTTGGAATCATTTTACAGGTAAGACAGGTCGAAGAATTAAGGTTGATTCATTCGGACTTGTGGCTTATGCCTTAACAGGACAAGAGACCATTTCTTTAGGTCGAAGAGGTTCGGGTGGTAGCTTAATGCTCTTGGGTCGTAGAAGTCCTGTAGGTGGGGGTAGCAGTTCATGTTCAACATAATTGTTTACGACAATATCTTCCAATGGTAATATGAGAACGAATAAACCGTTAGCGGAGGCATTTAGATGAATAAAAAGATGTATATGTTTATAGGTGCTTTACTTGGAGTACTGCTAGTTACTTCTGGTGGAGCTGCGGCAGATCAAGTAAAATCACTAGTTGGGAAGACTGTTGCAGGGGAATACAATGTGAGAGTAAATGGAACAACATTGTCTGAAAACGCTATTGCCGTCGATGGTACAGCGTATGTACCTTTGCGTTCGATCTCAGAATCTCTGGGGGCGAACTTAGCGGTGAAGAGGAAAACTATTGAAATTGCAACAGGAACTCCTTCTTCTAATGTGGTTGTTAAAGAGCAGTCACAAGCAATAGCTTTGAAAGATAACCCATATACCAATTGGTCCAAGGAACTAATTGTAAAGCACATTGGAACTGTGGAAGAATTGATCGAAATACTTAATAATAATATTAAAAAATATGAAAAGTCATTGACTGACATCGATAGAAAAATAGGTGCGGCGGGCGACGATCAAAGACTTATTGAGCGCATTGAAAAAAGCGCCACTAAGACAAAAAAGGAATTACAAGAATCCAAAGACAGTTTATTAGAGCATAAAAAAGAGCTAGAACAACTTAAAGCAGCATTAGCTACTAAATAAATAAGTAGTAATCTAGTAGCAAACAAAAATTATATACTGTATACACAAAAGCCCTCTTAAACAGAGGGCTTTTACTTTTATAAAAGAGGATAGTATTAGACTGCTTTCAATAATAGAAACAACCTATATCTTAATACGTCTATTGAATCGGAACGCAAATTTCGCAATAATGATTATTAATAAGTTCAACTGTATATCGCTCCAAGATAGGTCTGGTTTCATCTAAGCTGAACCTTTGATTATCCAACTCCAGGAATATTTCAATCCAAGCCTTTTGAACAGCTTCTGCTGTATGATTTATTTTAAAACAGCGTATCTTCCTCCACTAATGTTGCTTAGACTTACTTCATCAGTATTAACACAGTAATCATCAGAAAGAACCAAACATGCATCGTAGCGACAATTTTCTGGCTTCACAAATGCAGGATTATCTTGGGCAATACCAAGGATAATAGACGTATTATTAAATAAATTATTCGATTTAACCCAACCTTTAAATTTCTCCATTATTTGTGAATTTGCAATTCCATAAGGACCAATCTGTCTCATGTATGCAATTCTACAAGACGGTATTTTTTCAATTTCAGCCTTCATATTTTCTTCTCTTTCTTTTTAAAGTACATCGATGTCTGAAACCATCTTATAATGCTTTAAAATGATAAACAACTCAATTTAAAAATAGTCAAATTAGCGCCTAATACCCAAAGAGAAGACATATGCGCCTTCTCAACAATGTGTGAATGATAGTGGAGATATTTCTTTAATAATAAATTGGTTACTGTATGACGATTAAATAGAAGAGAGCTGCTAAGACAAAACGGTATAGGGCAAACCATTCCAATCCGAGTCGCTTAATTAGTTTGATGAACGTCACTACTGCAATCATCGCCACAAGAAAGGATGTCGTAAAGCCAATTAACATTAGATAGATATCGTCAGAATTTAGCAACTCGCGACTATCGTACAAATCCAACAAGCTTGCACCAAACATAACAGGTACGGAAATAAGGAACGTAAAGTCTGCGGCGGCTTTTTGGCTAGTGCCAAGTAAAAGGCCACCTGAAATCGTCGAACCCGATCTCGAAAATCCCGGCCACAAAGCCAAACATTGGAACAGGCCAATCCCGAAAGCCTGTTTATAATTAATCCCATCAATCGTATCAGTGGTTTTAGTTCTCCTACTCCGTGCTGCGATAATCATCAACAAGCCACCGGCAACTAAACCGATCAAGACGGGAGTTGGGCCGAATAATTGGCTTTTTATTGTGTCCTTGAAGAGAAGATATACGATTAATGCTGGTAACATAGCCAAAATCATATGAATTACATTTAATCCTTTACTTTGGGAAAAATCCATTCTAATCAGATTAGCCCCAATCTCCAAATATCTTTTCCAATAAAGAATTAGAACTGCCATCACTGCACCTAACTGTATAACAATTTTAAAAGTTATTGCAGCGTCACCATCAAAGCTAAGCAAATTGCCTGCTAAAATAAGATGTCCAGTAGACGATACCGGTAAAAATTCAGTTAAGCCCTCTATTATGCCAAGTATTATTGCTTTGATTACATCAGTCATCAGTGGCTATCCCCCTTCAAAAATAACAATTCCCAGTATAAGGGGGACATTTACATATTCCCATCGATCAACATAACAATATTCTATTCAGAGTGACATAATTGTCACATTTCTCATTTATAAGTCTTTTTAGAGTTAACCTGCCTTTTAGCCTAATGACGTATATTCAGTCTAATGCTCTATTTCCACGAACAATACTTCTCTAAAATCCGCAGCGTTATAGTAACAAAACCAATTTAAGATATAAGTATAAAAGCCTCTGATAACTCAGGGGCTTATTTTGCGTACAAAGAAAGGTGAGATCGTAATGGATATACTTACAATTCACGGAGTAAGAGGATTTATTGATGGAAACGGCACGCCGCAATTGAATTTGGAGGATGTGGCTCGAGGATTAGGATTTACAGACAAATCAAATGTACAGAGTATGTCAAATAGGATAGAGTGAGGCAGTATTTATCGGATTTGAAGTTTTCGACAGAAGTGTCGAAAGATACTTTTATTCCCGAAAACATCTTTTATCGACTGGCAATGAAGGCAAGAAACGAAGTAGCCGAGGCATTTCAGGCCAAGGTAGCTGATGAAATACTGCCGTCGATCAGGAAGCATGGAATATATGCTACGGATACTGTGATTGATAATATCCTCAATAATCCTGACTTTGGAATTGAACTGCTGACTAAGCTCAAGGAAGAACGTGCTGCCAGAGTACAGGCGGAAAGAACAAATGCAATCCTAATGCATGTTAACAAAACCTATACTGCCACAGAGATTGCCAAAGAACTCGGATTTAAGTCAGCAATTGCTCTTAACCATGATTTAGGCAATCGAATGATTCAATTCAGGCAGAATGACACATGGTTGTTGTATAGCAGATTTACGGATTGCGGCTATGTTGAAATCAAACAAGAAGTTCTTGATAACGGAAAAGTGATCTATCACCATAGATTTACACAGTTAGGTCGTGAATAGCTTGTGAAAATTTATAATAAGGAGCAATTAAAGGCATCTGCAAACTAAAGGTGTCTTTTTTTGTGTCTGAGGGAGGTGATGAACCCGTGGCAAAAATAAAATCTACATTGGATATACAACTGGATCTAACAAGGCCAATTGAAGAATTGACTGAGGTCATTTCTGCTGTGATAGCTTCGCAACCAGCGCGCCGGAAAGAAATACTTAAAGGTTTGGATATAGCAATAGGAGATGCATTAGCCGAGATACAGGCGCAAGAAGATCAGAAAACAGACAATGATAGCTCAGGAAAAGTTTCCTGAACGGAGAGACGGAGGAAAGAAGGTTGGATAAGTGGGAGATTTTTAAGTTCAGCGCAGCTTTAGGTAGTAGCGCTGTGACGTATTTTTACGGTGGGTGGTCGGGAGTATTGGGGTGTTACTTGCGCTGGTCATTATTGATTATGTGACCGGATTATTTGCTGCTGGCGCAGAAGGTAAGAAGGGAACTGGACCAGGTTTAAAAAGCAAGATTGGTCTTATCGGTATCGCTCGAAAGGTATTTATCTTTGCAATGGTAGCAGTATCCCATCTAATTGATGGAGTCTTAGGCGATTCGCACCTTTTCCGGGATGCGGTCGCCTATTTTTATATGGCAAATGAGCCGCTGTCCATTTTGGAGAATGGCGGCAGACTCGGCGCCCCTATCCCGCCTGTGATCCGACAGGCCGTAGAAGTTTTGAAAAGTAAAAGTGGTAAGGAAGGAGAGAAAGAGGATGCAACAACGAAACAGCTGTAATGCTCAAGGGATTGACGTATCCCGTTATCAAGGAAAGATTGATTGGAAGGCAGTGAAGGAAGACGGTTTATCGTTTGCCTTCATCAAAGCCAGTCAAGGGAAGTCAAGGGAAGTCATACCGGGACAAAACATTCATCGGTAATGCACAGGCTGCACGAGCTGTAGGAGTCCTGGTTGGAGCTTATCACTATGTAGACGACTCTGCGAAAACGCCGGAGGATGCCCGAAAGGAAGCTGCAAACTTTGTGAGCGCCATTAATTCAGCCGGAGGCATCGCGTCTTTCGATCTGCCACCAGTAATGGATTATGAGTCCAACAAGTCCGGCTTAAGCAAAGCGGCGCTTACAGCCGTAGCCAGGACATTTCTGGCGGAAGTTGAGCGGCTTACTGGAGTACGACCAATCGTGTACACATATCCTTCGTTCATCGGTAATTTCAGCGGCTTATCCGATTACCCATTGTGGATTGCCCGGTACAGCGCCACACAGGTTCCGCCTGGCGCATCTGGTTGGTCACGCTGGGATTTCTGGCAGTATAGCAATGGCTCGGCTGGTGGCACATTGCCGTCCGGCACACGTAAGGTGGCTGGCATAGCGGGTCCAGTCGATTTGAATGAATTTGACGGTACGGCAGATGAGCTTCGGACACGGTTTAGGAAGAAGACATCCGTACCCAAAGAAGAACCTGCGATTGTTGCGGATGGATCATTCCAGATCAACGGAGAGAATGTGGGTAAAGCTCTGCTGTTTGATGGAAAGAATCACGTTCCGTTGCGCGTGCTGGCGAATGCTCTTGGTATTCCTTTACGTTGGGACAATGCTAAAAAGGTCGCATATCTGAACAATCGCAAATTGCAATCAGTTAAATTGGTTGAGGGAACTGCTTATGTACAATTACAGCCCATTGCTGAATCTTACGGAGCCGAGATTTCATGGGATGCTAAAAATAAAATTGCTGTTCTGAAAACGAAAGGGGATGAGTAATCATGCAAACATTAATTGAAGGTGTACAACCATACGTGACCACTATTGCTACAGCTGCCGTAGGAGTACTTACGACATTCGTTTTGGCTGGACTGAACACAGTTAAAGGTAAAGCAAACGCATGGCTTGAGGCGCGTACTACGGCGGCACAGAGAGAAGTAATCCATAAGATTGCTGGAGAGGGCTTTGCCTTTGCTCAAACAGCTTTCAAGCAGGCTGACGGTGAACGAAAGCTTCAGGAGGCTTTGCAGTATGTTTCACTTACTCTTTCTAGTCAAGGTATCGTAGTATCCCAAGTAGAGCTAAGGTCCGCGATTGAAAAGGCATATCTAGAGTATAAGGCTAAGACAAAAACAATGTTTGCTACCGAAGCACAGCCGAGTGAAGAAGCTACTCAAGCGGCTGCTAAGGAAGCTGTATCTTCTTTGGCAGCTAAGGTAACGGAGATACTTATACAGGCTACAGGACCAGAAGCGACGGAAAGCGCGGTGCCTAAGTCGTTGCAAGAAACCGCTCCAGCAGAACGGGCAACTGTAGCGGGTTTAGCAGTGGAATAAATGACTAGATTTATATAGGTATATTATATATAATAATATATAGGGAACATACGTTCTACAGAAGAACATTTGTTCCAATTGCCAAACGTTCCATAATCAGGGATCATAGAACTATGAAAATAGTATAAATTTCCTAGGTTACAGGACGGAGGCAATTGAAGATGGCAAGAAAGTTTCATTATTATAATGTCGTAATAACACTAAACGGAACCGCAACTACTTTATATTTTTCTGATTTTCTTGAAGCAGTTATGAATATTGATTGGCATAATCGTCTTAGAAAGATTAAATTTCACCCTACTGCCTTGTTTCATGTTAAGATGCCACATCACGATTTGGATCAGACCTGCAGAGTAGCTTGCATTGGAAAGTATAGACAGTCAATTAAACCATATGCTGGTGATATTAATTCTGATCAAGCGAGTATGATTGACAAAGATATCATTGAGATGGTTACTTTGGTTACGGTACCAATGGTAAGGACTGTATTAGTAGAGTTTAATTATTTTGGAGTAAAAGTACAGGATATTGAAGATTATCTTAATTCATTTTTCCCTATGGATAATCCAAGGAAACAATGGGCGGTTAGTTTCCTGCCAGTTGACTCTGAACTTAGTTTAGCTGACATTAGAAGATCTAATGACATCAAAAGCGTAACTTTAAAAATGAATGCTGAAGATGAAGATTTTGCTGCGACGTTACTTCGCTCTCAAAATCCATCACAAAGTAGCTCTGTGTTCGGTGGATTAATGAATCTAGCTGGTACAATTAATGAGGAAACTGACGCGCCCATAGTGGAGCTTAGTTTTGGAAAGGGCCGTAAAAGAAAAGTTGATCTAGATAGTGTGGAGATTTTAAGGCTCATTGATCTACTGCAAATCAATGAGAACGATTCAATCTTATCTTGTAAAGTAAAGTATAAAACTCCGCAAAGCAAAAAAACTCAAGAACTGGAACTGAAAAATATAGGCGTGAAAAGCGATTCAGTTCTCGAAGGAGACAAAGCTAATCATGGCTGGGAATTCATAGGAGATAAAATTTTAGAGCGTTATATTGAAAAGGGTAGACAGGGCTCTATCGCAATCCGAAGAATGCCTTATGATGAAGAAGCAAATATGCCTGCTTTGGTGCCTTTGCCAGGGGAAAAATATTTTGTACCAATTCAGCAAGGTCAAAGAGATGAAGATGAACAGTCAGCTTAATAATTAGTTATGAAGCTATGAGAGTGAAGTGATTTTAATGAGAACATCTCGTTGGGCCGATCGAATTGGATGGTTTCTTGAAAAAGGGCTAATCTGGATAGTGTGCTCTCTTTTTGTTTTGATATTTCTAGGTAACAAGCTATTAATTCTTTTTAATATGAGTTATGGGCTTTATTCACTGGAAAAATTTCTTTATCATAGTTATGACTTGATTATAGAACCTAATATCGGAACGATTACAACGATTGCTTCAATCTTTGTGGGCATCTATATTACGGTTTTATCTGTACTTGGTAGTATTAAAGCTAATTCAGTTATGGCGTTACTGAGTGATAATCTTTTGAAAAAGATTATTAAATATATTATTACTGGATTGATCGCTTCTTTTGTTGTTGTTTTTTACTCCTTTTTCGCCATTTTGATTACTAATGAGTTTATAAAATCGTTTTTTTTCTTCTTATTTGTTTTTTACATGCTTCTTACATCTTTAAGGCTCGGTATTAACTTATCTGTAATTTATAGCGTTGATTTGCACAAAATTTCTGAGAATATTGAAAAAGAGAAAGATGAAGCAGAAAAGTATAAACGTGTGATGTCTAGACTGGAAAAATATTTAGATGATCGAGAGGCAGAACGGTTTAGACAAAGGTAGCTTAAAAGGATGTGACACCCTACTGGCTAAGCTGGTGGGGTGTTTTCAAGTGTGTGAAAGCAATATTGTATGTTTAATATTAATATGCGTAAGGGTGATTGTATTGAGTATTAGAAGAGAAGTAGCGGAGGGTATTAAAGATTACAAAACTGCGGGTTTAGCAGAAATATTTGTTCTATGCGAAATCCTGATGGTGTCTGTAGTCGCTGGTAGATGGGCTAATAGAACTTGGTGGCCAGAGGGAGAATGGTGGGTTGGTGCTTGGGTTTTTATCGTGTGCCTACTTCTTCTTTTTGTTCCTGTAACATGTCTAATTATGACTGTTGTATTTGGTCTAGCTTGTGGTGTAGCGGGCTGGATGATAGGTGACTATTTATTTGAGAATTTAGGTGCTTCTGTTGTGATTGCAATCATATCTGGAGTATTAGGGCTAATGATAAATATTGTAGGCTGTCCTAGATTTACTTCAAAGCGTTTAGCCCAAGAGTTTATTGATAAACTTTAAAATATTTAGAGGGAGCGAAATTTATTCTATAGAATGACCATAAAGTATAGGTGATACTCTACTGGCCACGCTGGTTGGGTGTTTTTTTACGTTATGGGGAGGAATACATATGTTTAAATGGATATTCACCGTACTAATTACAATCCTATTAGCTGGCTGCAGCGTACAACAAGATGTTGTAAAGCCTACTAAGAGCGACCCTGCAGCCGTTCCAATATCACAGGTATCGGCAGACACGGTTAAGCTGGAATTTCCGTAAGACCGTTATCACGAAACGGCACAGCATATTAAGGAAGCCATTCAGGCGGGAAAATCACCAGTATGCACCATAGACCGTGATGGAGCCGACCATAATCGTGAGTTGTCCCTAAAGGGCGCGCCCACCAAGAAGGGCAAGGATAGGGATGAATGGCCTATGGCGATGTGTTCCGAAGGTGGAGAGGGTGCAGACATTAAGTACATAAGTCCAAAGGATAATCGTGGAGCTGGATCGTGGGTTGGTCACAAGTTGGATGACTACGAAGATGGTACCCGAGTGGAATTTATCATAAAATAGCAAACGCCCCTCTTACCGTATAGGTAGGACGGAGCATATTACTAAAATTTTCTGGTAAATCCTATAAATAATAGAACTACAGAATCATTTTTATGTCGAAATACCAGTTTATTTGTCCAATAGAAAACCAATAATGGAATAAGGTGTATAATATAAACTGTAAATACAAATACAAAAAGTGGAGGCAAGTTATCATGAAAAAAATTATTGGACTAGGATTGGCTGCAACTCTTTTTTTATCTTTAAGCCCAATAACTTCTGCGGCAAGTTTTGACAATGAACCAGAGGTGGTAACAGGAGTTGGTGAATTGGAGGCAAATCCAGGAGACACACACTCAATTATCACACCCTTCAGCTCGGTTCCTATACAATACACAAACTTTCGCGGTTATGATGATTATCAAACTACATTTGAACTAGTCCCTTCAAATGGTGAATCGTTTAATATAAATGTAGTGAATAATGGTTCGACAGATATTATACTTACATTATCTGGTGGTCTTAGTACAACTCAAAAAATACCAGCCGGGGAGCAAAGAACTATATCGGGTTATAGCACTAGACAAACTAAATACACGGTAGTAGTCAGTAACACGTACGGAGCATATATGAATTTTATTATACAGGCAAGACAGTTTGATGCCTAAGTTATCTACTGGAATAGTAGTTACTAATTAAACGGGAAACCACAATTTTGTCTAACGTACAATCTAAAAGCTCTGCTAACCTAATTGGTTGGCAGAGCTTATTTCGTTGAAGGGATTACCATACCTTTGACCGAATAAATTATTGAGGTGATCAGCATGAACCATACATATAGAGTGTTAAAGTCGGATATAGAACTATTTGCAGCTGCATTAAGCCAGGTAAAGGTGTACGTTGTTCAGTCGTTGGGCGAGGATTGGGTATCGGTTATAGACTATGGAGGATCCGTAGAAGTTTTCTCCCGATACGATTAAGATTGCCGGAGTGTATAATATGCGGAATCAGTTTGAATTTAGAGTATACAAAAAGCCCTGCTAACCTTAATTGGACGGCTGGGCTTTTGTTAGACACTGAGTAAGGCAACATTGAATACATAAAGCGCCTTGGATTTAACTCCAAGACGCTCCCCTGCTTGTAGTAACGGTTAGTTAATGTCTCCTGGGTACTGACCAGTAGTACCCCAAGCTTCGCCTTCAACTTTGTTACCGTTGGCTCTGAATTGAATTACGTATTCCCCTGAAGGCATCCCATTAGGGAATGAATTAAGACTAGTCCACGTTAATGTGTCTTCTTTGCCAACAGTTTTATAGACATATTCTCTCCCGTTACCCTGCAAGCTCCAAGTGAGATTTGATGTTCCTTCATTCCGAACTTTAATCTTTACATGTCCATAACCTTTTTTAACAGTTGTTGAATTTATCGTTAAATAACGGAAAAAGATTCTATCTGCCAAAGTTTGATAGAATCTTTTTTTGCAGGACAAATTCCCCCTAACTTCGACACTAATGGAATGACAACAGGATTGGAGAAAGAATTCGATCTGAGCATGAAAGAGGTCAATGAATTTATCACATGCTACGAAAGCAAGCAGGCTGGATCTGGATCGGCTTCATATGCCATCAATAAGCACGATAACAATAAAGGACCATTCAGCAACCGCAAGGATTACATGCTATACGATCGTATTCTGACGTTTGAAGTTTAAATAAATCGAAAAACTCTGCTAACCTTAATTGGTCGGCAGAGCTTTTAACTGTTCACGGCTTTTAGAATATATCCAGGTATTCTTTCTGGAATTTGATGAAATCTTGCACACTGTCGTGATAGGTAAATCTACCGCCATTTTTATCAATAATCCAGTTGATCTTCTCGTCATTTAACAAGATTCCATACATGCAGTGATTAAGCAGTTCAATTTGCTTTTCATCCCTAATTCGGATCAAATGTTTTTCTTGTTCGACAATGAGGTACCATTTCGTTTCTGTTTCATCTACATCCGCATCCGCATCCGCATCTACATACAGTATTGATACCGACAAGGGGAATGGCCAGTCAAACCAATGTCCTCGCTTGTCTTCTCTATAACCTTCAAATGCCAT